CACCTCCTGAAGATTGTTGTATTGCCGTCTTCCATGGAGATCCTAATCCGCACTTATGCGACGATCCTTACATTAAAAAAACATGGATATACAAAGAATAGGTTTTGCATGCAAGTATATGCATCATGATCAAACATTAAAAAAGCAGCAGTTAGAAGAATGTCAAAGACCACTAAATACGAAATGCACCACTGTTGCGTGGTTGAATAGACAAGAAAGGAACGTAGCAGAACAGCGATTGTGGGATATTATGGTACATAACATAAAATCGTTAGAATTGCTGATCCGTTATGTAGGAGGTTTACCAGATGAATTACGAATGGTTAGACTGGGCAGTGATATACTTCCTGTATACACTGAGCCCAATTGGAGCTATTATTGGCGGCGTACTGATGTACGTGACTATGCAGAAAATGAATTACGAAAAGTTGGAGAAATCAGTCGTGCGTGTGACGTACGCCTATCTATGCATCCTGGCCAGTTTACTGTACTGGCAAGTGATAATGCCGATATTGTTGAACGTAGTATAGAGGAGTTTGAATATCATGTGGATATCGCACGTTGGTTGGGCTACGGTAAAAGATTCCAAGACTTTAAAATCAACGTACACATTGCAGGTAGACAAGGTCCGGCAGGCATCAAAGCTGTACTGCCAAGATTATCCCCAGAAGCAAGGAATACCATCACAATTGAGAATGACGAAAACTCGTGGGGACTTGAAGCAAGCCTTGAGCTGGAAAAAGATCTCGCACTCGTACTTGACATACACCACCACTGGATTAAAACAGGTGAGTACATCCAACCCACAGATGATAGATATAAACGTGTAGTAGACAGTTGGCGAGGTTTACGTCCTACTATACATTATTCCTACAGTCGCAATGAGCATTTACCGGAAAACTTTGCACACGATGATTTTCCTAATATGGAAAAATTACTTGCACAAGGTTGTAAGAAGCAGAAGCTGAGAGCACATAGTGACTACTATCCAAACCCTGTTGTAAATGAATGGGCTGCTAGTTTCAGAGAAACAGCAGATATCATGTGCGAATCCAAATGCAAAAATCTTGCAAGCATTGAATTTTATGAAAGTATTCCATGAACAATGAAATTACCTTTTTAGGCATTCAAATGGATTGCACACCAGATCCTTTACACAATGCAAAAACTATAGCAAATGCTATAGATGAAAATCCCCAAGCTGAGTATGCAGTAACTCCTGAATGTGCTTTAACAGGATATTCTAATCTTTGGCAAATGAATGCAGAGGAAGCATTAGATATTGTATCTCAGGCTGCTCGCAGAAATCAAACAGCAGTATTTTTAGGAGCTATTTGGAAATTTGATCAAATGCATCCAGAAAATACTTGTTTAATTTTAGACAAAGATGGTGGCATTGTAGATCATTATAGTAAAACTTTAATAATTCCTTTAGATCAACATTTAGGCATTGTTCCCGGAAATAAACTCCAAACAATTCCTTTACCAAGTCATCCTGATATTAGAGCAGGCATAATGATTTGTAATGACTTCTGGGGATCGCCTATGATCAATGCACCTACAATGCCGACACAACACGCACAACTCGGCGGCGCAAATATATTCATTCATTTAACGAATGGTGATAGAGGCATTGGCAAAACCCACGACAAAGTATATTGGGATTGGCATACTGCCTGGCTACAAATGATGTCAAGATATCATATGCTGCCTATAATTTCAGTTGATAACAGTTGCGGCATAGATGGGCAACCATACAATGGTCGTACCGCTAGTCCTAGCGGAGTTTGGATATTAGGTAGAAGTCAAGTTGAAGTGCCAGATAAAGGGGAATACAATTTTACTTATGGCATTAATAAATCATATCTTACATTCGATCCATATTCTAATCCTTTTGTTAACGCTAACCTAGAACTTTAACCATATGCAAAAAATAATCAAGTTCTTCAAGGAGAGCTATCAGGCAAGTCCGCTGGCAACATATTGCGAGCTGCTTGAAGCATCTTTTTTAATCGTAGCAAGTGCTATACTTAGTTTTACAATCCTAGACCCTGCCACTACTATCTTTATACCACTTTACCTAGTAGGTAGCATACTGGCGGTTATAAGCACTTATATCCGTCGTAGCAGTGCTATAGTCTTATGCCTGTGGTTTACTGCTATGAATGGATGGGCTTTTATACAGTTGTTCTTTTTAGGCTAAATAAAGCAAAGAGCCGGAGCGTAGACCGAATGCTATTAAGACAGTTATTTGAACAACAATTAAACGAAGCACAGTTAAGCGATATTACTATAGGGTTTGAAATTGAATGCGTTATAGACGGAGATATGGTCAAAGTCTATAGTGATCTTGCAAAAAAATACAATGTAGATGGTGGCAGTGATTCCAGCATACAGCCTAATACTGTCTACGGAAACGAAATTGGAATGGAGTTTAGGATAGGTGCTTTAGCAAAAGGTGGACAGATGGCTGCTACACCTGCTAACATCATGACCTGTGCAAACTTTGTACATGATCTTTTTAAACTTGGTGCTTACACAAATCGAACATGCGGAATGCATGCACATTTTGGTTTAGGTCCTATCACTAAGATGAGTACCGTTGAGTCTAGTTGGGTCGCTGTTATGATGTTACAGAGTCCTTTATTCGAGCAACTGTATACCACGTATAAAGGACAAAATCTCTACGACAATGATTATGCTAATGTACAAACTGTGAAAGACAGCGTAGATGAAATAGTACACATGGCTCAAGAAATGAAAGGCGAAGGCGAGGACAAAGAGGAAATAGTTGAATATCTATTCGATAATTTGTTTAACCGAGACGAGTTTGAAAAATATTCAGCACTCTTTCCACATGGACAAGGTACACTTGAATGGCGTGGGTTGCGTGGAGTACTAAACGATAAAAGACAAAACATTAACTATGAAACTATACTAGGTTTTTTTAAACTTGCATTAAGTTTTGCTAGAACAATTAAAATGATAATGAACAAGTATAATGAACTTTCTATAGCTGGTGTTAAGATGCGGGATTTACAAGAACACGGTGCCAGTTATGGTATAGAAAAACAACAAGAAGTTAAATCAAACATCATTCCTTTAATAAAAGTTTCAGGTCTTAACAACGGAATGCAAAAGATCTTTATTACCTACTTTTCAAAACAGTTGCAGCAACCAAAATATAAAAAACAATATTGGGCTAGAGCAAATAGCGTTTTCAAAAACAACCTTAGAACTGCTGCACCTTTTTTAAATTACTTATATGATCGTTTTAATGAATACCAGTTATCAATAAAAGAAGATTATCTTGTATCGGCAGAATTTCCGATAGTTGCAAAAGAATTTATTAGAAGAGAAGATATTGTCATCGATAATAAGTGGGTTGAAGCTAGAGATGCAGGAGTTCTTCTAAGCTTTGTTTTTCGGCATTGTAATTTTATTGCGAAAGACATATCATTCTTCGAAAATCACGGCAGGATGTTTTTCCGTGTTCCTACCATAGACGAAACAAATAAAATAATTGTAAAAGACAAAAAAGACGAAGCTAAGTTAGACAGAGTCCTTGCAATGGTTACTCCAAAAAACAAAAGATTTATGGAAGTAAGGAGGTTTGTTGAAATAGATCCGTCAAAGTTTACTGATATCTAAATTGCTACTAGCTGGTAAATCCCAAACTGCTTTCCTTTCCTGACCTTTCCGCTGTGCAAACCTCTTTGCATCACAATTTCCGCATACATGAAACACATTGTTGTTGATCCTATTAGGATCCATCTTACCTCTTGTGCGAGTAAAAACTTCATTACAACAATCACACCGTAAAATAAGCTCTATACTGTTTCTATAATAGGTATGATTACAACCCTTTTTAGACTTTCGCATGTAAGAATTTTTTTGTACACGTTCTCCGATATACATATAAGTATTTACTACATTAAGATTATAAAATTAACACATAAATATATTCATAAGAGGTAACCATGTCATTTGTAATAATCACAGATAAAGCAAAAGAAAAAATAAATCAACTATGCAAAGAAAATAATGTATATGCAATCACACTTAATCTAAAAGGTGGTGGATGTGCAGGATATCAATATGACTGGGGAGTGACTGATGCTCCAACGAGACATGACGAAGTAATAAACACGGGTGATGGTAATTTAGCAATAGGCAAAAAAAGCATGTTGTTCTTAATGGGTACAGAAATAGATTACGTAACCAGTATAGTAGGATCTAATTTTGACATACGAAATCCAAATGCAAAATCCAGTTGTGGTTGTGGTACCAGTGTAAGCTTTGATGTTAGTACCTTACCAACAGAGAAAAAACCAGTGTTTACGCCAACCTGGTAAACTAATAGGAGTAATGAATGGCTAGGCAAGAAGTTAATATAGGTGTCGAGGGAAATGACGGCACTGGTGATAGTATTAGAGCCAGTTTTAAAAAAGTTAATGAAAATTTTATTGAACTGTACGCAGTTTTTGGTTTAGGAGGCAGGATTGAATTCACTACTTTAAGTGATACACCTGATGTTCTAACTCCACATACTGTGCCGTTAGTTAATTCTGCTGGTGATTTTATAAGCTTGGTAGAATTAGCTACAGATCCAACAGGCTCAGTAGAGTTTGAATTTACTGACGGCGTAGGCGATACACCTGGTCAATTGATAATTAAAGCAGGTTTTACAAGAGTAGCTGATGATACTACACCAAAGCTAGGTGGATCACTCTACGGTAGTAATTTTGTTATAGCAGGAAATGTAGTAGACCAAGAAGCACTTGATTTATTAAACATACAGCAAGAAACTAACTTGACCTTAGATAATGTAACTATTACTAAAGGATGGGCCGATCTGCAGTATGTTACTCGTAATGCTAGCATTCCTATTGCCAATGAACCTACTGGAGTTGCTCATTACACATGGGAAATTTTTGATTATATCGAAACCGAGGGGATATATAAAGGAAGTATCTATATTGTATCTCACAAAGATCCATATACACAAAATGAAGTTGTTAATGGACATGGATTGGACAGTTCGAGTAACGGTACTGAAATTTATTTTAATGCGGAAGTAACTATACCTACAGCATTTATAGATCCTCTTTCAGTTACTCCAAGTAATCCCAATGGTAATGTTTATGAACACTTGTATATACGAGTAATAAGTCCAGAACATTTATGGATATTCACAAATAAAGAGTATGCTATTTCTCAAGATCCGGCTGAAGCTGCAAATAACTTTTTAGATGTTTCACAAGCATCTATTCCAGATGGAGATACTCATACTATAGTTCTAGCTGCATTAGATACGACCTTAACAGGTAACTTCCTTTCTAATCAAGCTGTGCCAAGGAAATCAGTTGTGCTCCGAGGAGGAGATTCTATGACTGGTCCTTTATATCTATCCGACCATCCTGGTGATTTAAGAGGCAGTGGTACGCCTAATGGCGAAGAAGACTTACAAGCTGCAACAAAACTTTATGTAGATCAAGGAGCGGCTTACAGTTCACCCGAAGTTTTATTTGTCAGCACAGACGGCGATGATTCTATGCAAGGGGTACCACAAGGTAAAGAAGGAACTGCGAATGCATATGCATTCGCAACCGTAGGTGCTGCTGCTGCGAGAGCTGCTGAGTTGATACGAACATCTGAATCCACACTCGGACCATATTTACAAACTGTTACATATACAGACAATAATGTTACGCAAGATACCTACGTATTAGACACGTATATTGAAGGCGGAACAGAAGCAGGCGGCTATAATCTTGATTCTAGAACTTTACTTTCTCAAAATAGAAGCTTCATACAAAAAGAAACTATAGCTTGGATAGATAAAAATTTCCCAGATTTTGCATATGACAAAGAATACTGTGAGCGTGATATCGGACTACTTGTTGATGCAATTATATTTGACATACTTAGGGGATTGAACACAAACACTTTAACCTTCCAAGCAGCAGAAAGATATTATTCTTCGGTTAGTGGAAGGCGGGCTATTACGATACAACAAAATGAAACTGTATCTGCAATAGAATTTGCATCAGATTTGTCTTTAGATATATTAAATCAAGTCTTATCCGAGCGCATCCTTGTACAAAGTATAGGTTTATCTTCTCCAGGAATAGTAACTGTGCAAGTATCTCTACCAGAAGAATATCAAGATGGAGATTTAATAACGTTCCGAGGTATACCAGATACCCATCCTATGTCTGAATTAAATGAGCAATCTTTCTATATTAACATTGATGATATCTCAGAAGGGGGAGGAATTAGATTAAATTTAAGATTATTTACTGATGAAAATTTAATAAATCCATTTAGCACAGAAGGGTTTGGTAGTCCTTACTCAAATATAGGTGATGATGCATACTTTGGAAAAATTTATCAAACTGTTGAAAGACAAGTATTCGATGAAACAGTTACCGATGTTGCAACTGCAGAAATAAATGCAGTAACAAATAAATGGGATTTAATAGTAGATATTATAACTTTAGGCTTAGATCATCCAAATTTACCAAACATTAATTATGGTGCAGTATATAAAATTCTAACTAAAAATAAAAATATTGGCTACCTTGATCAAACAGCAGATGGAAATCCAGACGCACTTCCAGGAAAAGTTATCAGAGGAAAACAATCTAAAGCAATAGGTAGAATAGTCGAATATGAAAATCCTACAGACAACAGCAATATCACGACTGATCCTATTACAGGAGAGGTTGAACAAAGGCCTACAATCTTCTCTTTACACCTACTATCTGCTAAAGATTTCGTAACAGGCGAAGAATTAGAATACGCCAATTACATAAAGAAAAAAGAAGTAGTTATCAGGATAGAAGCTGGTAATTATTATGAAGACTATCCAATAAAAGTAGCCAATAATGTATCAATAAAAGGTGACGAATTTAGAAGAGTCATAATTCAACCTAAAATTGAAACTGGTTCAAACTTGCCTAGAATATCGCAGAGTAAATGGGCAAATACATATTTTTATAGAGACAGTTATTTTGATGGTTTAACAGTAGCCTCTAATGGTACAAGTCAATTTATAAATCAATTAGGCGAAGCTCAAGGTTGGTTTGGCTATCATTATTTAGAAGATCCATCTAAGCCAATAAATGTTGATAATGGAATAGAAATTAACAATCCGTATGGGAATAATACCGCAAGTGAAATATTACAAAGGAATAAAGACTTTTTCATTGCCGAAGCTATACATATCGTAAATAATTTAGCTCCCGTTCCTGTATATAATGCTGAAAAATTAAGCAGAGATTTAAATGAGATAGTCGATGCTTTAGTTTATGATTTTAGATATGGGAAAGAATCTAAAACTAAAGAAATACAAGGTTTATATCATGGAACAGAAACAGAATATAATCAAATATTGCTAAATTACCCAGAGCAAGAAACCGCTACTATTGCAGCAATGAATGAATTACGTGACCAAGCGAACACTCTTTTATTAGGAAACGTACCTACTTACAATAATACCAACGAAGAACCTGTGATTTTAAGAAATGTAGTTGACCAACAATTACAAGGCGAAGACGGCACAGCAACTAATGTAATTAAAATGGTAGACAAAATGAAATTTGTTTTTGATACCGCAAATTACAACCCGCCTAAGAGAGCAGACGAGATGGATGTTTTCCTATTAGGAGATACAACTATCATAAGAAATGTTACATGTAGAGGTCACGGTGGTTTCATGTGCGTATTGGACCCAGATGGTCAAATACTAACAAAATCACCATATACGCAAACGGCTTCAAGTTTTTCTCGTAGTAAAAATGAACAAGTATTTGCAGGCGGAATGTTTGTAGATGCATATGTAGGTAACATTCCTGTTGTATTACAACAAGACCCTGAAAATTCTGCATTTAAATTATATGCAACAAGCAATCCTGGAGAAGGACTGTTCATTAGACCTCCTCAGCTTCCATGTCCTTTTTATTATGATGGAATAAGGTACCAAGTTAATGCAATATCAAATTATGACCAAGCTCTTGGAAGTGCTTACATATATTTAGATAGGACATCTGGGCCTACAATTGGCGGAGTAGGGCAGGGATTTGATACAGCATTAATTCCAGTTGAGGGCTTAAATATTTTCTTACAAACGGCTGGTAATAGATCACTACTTGGTAACGACTTTACACAAGTAAATGATTTAGGTTACGGTTTAGTTGTAACAAATGGTGCTTTCTCCGAAATGGTATCTATGTTTACATATTACTGCCATGTAGCATACTATTCAGCAAATGGAGCAGAAATTCGGTCCCTAAACGGATCAAATGGATATGGTAATTTTGGATTAGTGTCAGAAGGCGCAGATCCAAATGAGATTCCGGATCAGGTTTTATTAAAAGAAACTATGACAAGACCTGCACAAATTTATGCAGGTATAGGTTCGGTTTCTGGAGCTACATATACAAATAATGAGGGTAGTAGTTTTGTGCTTGTAACAGCTATGGTTGATGCACCACTGCCGCAAAGTATTATTACAGTAGACCACGCTGGCACATTGAATGCGGACGGAGATGCGATAAATGTGTTACACTATAGAATTGCCTCAGTAAGTAACATTACCGCGTTATCAGGAGGCGATGTATCCACTAGTACCGTAGACAATACAATCTATAGGCTAGAGCTAAGAGCAGATGATGTTATTGTAGAGGATTATTTTGGATTAGTGCAAGCTGACCTTTCCAATGCAACATTCATAGATTATACAGATAATATACAGGTAAATTTATCAGGTGTAGCAAATCCTGGCAAACTTGTAACTCGTCCAAGTACAGCAATTAATTTTGACGAAAGTGACGAAATAACTTACAGAAGCTTAGACTTTCAAACAGAAGATCCATACGGCAATTCATTAGCAGCTGATGAAATTAGAGTTACCCTTGAAAACAATTTTGACTTTATCAATTTAGAAATATTCCATACGCAAACAGGCAATGGATATAATTTAACAGGGAATGATTGGCTTTCTATTTTACCGCTTTCTTCAGGAGGTACTTATACAGACGATGTAAGAATAGTAGACGCAATAAGTCCAAAAATATTTTCATTTAAAGGAAGATCGCATAGAGTAACAAAATATTCTGTTGTAGAAGAAATACAAAATTTAGGAAGCGTTATTACAGTAGTAAAAGACGACAATATAACACAAACAAACGGCTTTAGTGCAAAAGTTGCCTATGCTCATACTGGTGCTGATATAGAAGTGTATGACGTTACAGGAACGTTTGATAACACAATAGCTATTGCCCATAACGGCGCACCTATACCAGGTATCCATACCAGTGCTATACTTACTATTCCTACAACGCCTTCTGCTTTAATCCAATTTACAGACGAACTTGATATCGCAGGAGTAGGTACAGGATTAGCGGATGACATTTCAGCAAACTACGAGTTTATATTAGCAGGTCTAGCAGAAAATTCTACTGCTGAAATTACAATTGCTATATCCTTATTACGTGCAACAGGGCATGATTTCACCCAGATTGGAACTGGAGGATACAACACCAGTAACTATCCTAATGTAATTTTAGGCGATCCACTTATTCCATTAACAGATGTTTATTGGAGTAATGATCCTAGTGGACAAACATCTGCTCAGGTATGGGAAAAACGTAAAGGTAGAGTTTTTTGGGTAAGTACTGACCAATATGGGTTTTTCCGTGTAGGTAGATTCTTCAGTGTTGACCAAGGAACAGGTGCAATCACCTTTAGTGGAGAAGTGGGCATATCAAATGCAAATGCATTAGGATTCAAAAAAGGTGTTACAATAGACGAATTTTCAGCAGATGAAACAATGTCAGACGATAGCGGATCAGCTGTACCTACAGAAAAAGCAGTCAGGAGTTATATTGCACAAGTACTAGGAATAGATCCGCACAATAATCCACAATTTCCAGGATCAGGATTCCTTCCATTATCTGGATTGAACCAACCTTTCCCAAAAGAAATGGCAGGTGATTTAGGAATGGGCGGAAACAAAATACAAGATGTTGCGCTACCGGTAAATGGCACTGATGCTGTAAATAAAAACTATGTAGATGGCAATATAGGCACGTATGATTCCTTTGGTAAGATGAAAGATTTTATGCCAGCTGAAAGGATATCGGCGTCTCCTAGCAGTGGTCCAAAACCAAAAGCTGATAATGAAATCATAGTAAGTACAGGAAAATATGTAATTTATATTACAACAGATGATATAACTGGAGAATTTTTAGATGGAGAAATCCTTAGAAATGCTGCAGATCCTGCGAATGCAACTATATTTGGAGACATAATCCAATCCTATGCCTATTACGACTACAAATATGGTAATGTTAGAAAGATTGTTTATAGCCTGCAAGAAGAAGATCAAGGAAATGGTTTAAATTTACGACCAATTGATAGTAATATAGATTCGGCAATTTATGGAGGAACTTATACTCCTGGAACAGGTCTTGCAGATGATAGGGGACTTTTACTAATAGATTCTTTAAACTTATTTTCAGTTGGTGGTTCATATAGTGAATTAACAAATGCTGTAAATGGCCTTGCAAGTGAAGGTAACGATATCCTTGTTACAACTATTCGAGAAACAGATAGTGCAAGATTAGTAATGGCTATTAGACCAGATTCTATTATAAATGCTGATGTTAAAAGTGATGCAGGAATATTACAAAGTAAATTGTCTCTAAATGCTGCATCAACGAGAGCAGACGCAACAGGTATCACTCAAGCAGATTTAGGTGTTAGCTCTTTTAAGGATACTGAATTTACGGCAGATAATGGATGGATTTCTATAAAAAATAGTGGGGTTATTTTATCAAAACTGCAAGATATAAATTCAGGCACTGTTTTGGGAAGGACATCAGCCAACTCAGGTCCTGTAGAAGTGATTAGTTTTTCTGATATATCTAGCGGTGGCGGCGCACTTTTAAAAAGTTATTTTACAAATAATGGTGTCCTTATTAAAACCGGAGCTGATAGTTGGAGCACCCTTGCATATTCAACTACTGCAACAGCAAGTAATTTAGTTCAAAGAGATGCAGCTGGCTCTGTAAATGTGGTTGATGTTGTATTTGGCGGCAAAGTTAAATTTAATCAATCAGGGACAGTCCGTGATATTTTCAGCAGTGGAGGTACAGGGCAAATTAGGGTTAACGACACAGCACCAGCAGGCACTACTATTCAAACAGGTTCTGGATATTTAGCAGCACCACATGTTTACACAAACGGTATTGCAAGCACTAATACAGTTGTTAATTCAAACGATGCTGACCTCTCAGTTGGCGCAAATATCTATCTAGGACCAGGTGGAACTACAAATGCTACAAATAACAGTATAGTATTTTGGTCAAAAGGTCAAGATAGGTATAGAATAGATGAAAATAGCTTCGAAGCGTTCAATGCAGCAAATCTCGGATCAGTAGCAAATCCATTTGGAACGTGCTATGCAAACGTCTTAAGCGGATATGCAACAAAGGCAAAATATGCTGACTTGGCAGAAAATTACCTAGCAGACGACGAATACTTTGAAGGTACAGTATTAGTATTTGGTGGAGATGCTGAAATTACTGTAACTAGCACAAAAGGCGATAAACGTGTTGCAGGAGTAGTTTCTACAAACCCAGCACATTTAATGAATGAAGCATTACAAGGAGAGCATGTTACTCCATTAGCATTACAAGGGCGTGTACCATGTAAAGTTATCGGTAAGGTTGCTAAAGGTGATATGTTAGTAACCAGTGCTATACCAGGTTATGCAATAGTTGATAATGATCCGCGAATAGGAACTGTCTTAGGTAAGGCAGTAGGAGAAAAAACCGACGACGGGAAGGGCGTTGTTGAAATTGTAGTAGGAAGATTATAATGGCAAAACAAACTGTAAATATCGGAACCAGTGAAAATAAAGGTGACGGTGATCCGTTAAGGACTGCATTCCAAAAGATAAATGAAAACTTTGACGAAAACTATGCAGCATTAGAATATAATCCAGCTGTTGTAGACGACTGGGCAAATACAGCACCTGCAACCTTCGGAGAAGCAATTGATAGATTAGCAGCTCTAATCAAAACATTAAATAGCGGCACAGGTGCCTAATTAGAACAAGGATAAATACAAAAAGTAATTTAGGATTTTAAAATATGGCAAAACGATTTCCCCTTGTAGTTGACACAGAAAATAATAATAGGATTATTGAACTTCCAATAGACGACTGTTTAGATTTAACTGGATCAGATATTTGCTCAGTTGAAAATATTACAGTAACAGGAACAATAACACTACCAACTGGTCCTGTAACTAGCTTTACTGGTAATTATAGTGACCTAGCTGATCCTCCATTTATTCCAAATGGATTGGTAGATTTAGGAATACAAGATGGTTTAGAGGGACAATTCCTAAGAACAGATGGTGACGGAAATTTTACTTTTCAGACGATTAGCGTTTTATGGGAAAACGTTGCTCAACCACCAGACATCCCTGACAGCTTACTTGATCTAAATATAGACGACGGTACAGCTGGCCAATATTTACAAACCGATGGTGCTGGAAATTTTAGTTTTGTTGATATTACAGATGTAAATTTTGGAAATTTAAGTTTAGATGTTAACACAATATCAAACACAGCAGTAAATCAATCTATTATAATACAACCTAATGGACTAGGATCTGTAAGGATTGAATCACCAACAAGCTTAGTAATACCAGTAGGCGATTCAAATAACCGTGCTCCAAACGTACAAGGAGCAATCCGATTTAACAATGAACTAAACAATTTTGAAGGTTATAATGGAACTGGTTGGTCGAGCCTAGGAGGCGTCCGCTCATTAGATGGTGAAAACTTTATTTTAGGAGAAACAACTCCAGGAGCTAGTGACGACAGGCTGTTGTTTTACACCGACGGAGTTTTGCGTGTAACTATAACAGACGATACTGTTATTTTTGATCCATCGGTTGCTGTTGAAATTGATGTGCTAAAGGTAGGTACTTTAGAGCTAGAACAATCGGTAGATCTGTCGGGGGATATAACTATTGGCGACTCTGTCGATGATACATTCACCCTTTACAGTAAAATAGATGGTAACATAATTCCTAAAATTACTGATACATATGAAATTGGTAAAAATGAATTTAAGTGGCGAAATCTGCATATTAGCGAAAGAGCTTTAATAAATGAATACGAACTACCGTTAACTGATGGCTCTGTAAACCAAATTATGAAAACTAATGGGCAAGGTGCTGTAGAATTTGTAAGTGCTGATATATGGGGAGGAAACAGAGTATATGTCAGTAAAGAATACGGTGACGATGAAAATGACGGAATTACAGCACCAGTCCGAACAATTAAAAGGGCTGCTCAAATAGCCGGTGGAATGGTTTTTGAGCCGGTTACGAAAGATGAACTTGTAGAACATGAAACCAGCTTATTAAGAGCTGCTAAAAAAGACATTGCAGATGCAACAATAAAATATATAGCAGATACATATGGTAATACATTTGGTTATGACACGATCAAATGTAGAAGAGACATGGATTATGTCTTAGATGCTGTATTATTAGACCAAGCACTTGGAACAAATTATAACCAAGTTGTGGCAGCAAATTCTTACTATAGAGCCAATGCTGCTTATACATTAGGAAACCAAAATACAACAACAATAGGTGCCCTAAATGAATTAAAAAATCAAATTGCTAATTATGAAATTTGGACAACTGCTTTAACTGATATAAACGCAGGTATAAATCAAATTAGAGATGCAATTGATAATGGCATCGGAGTAATTAATCCAATTGCATATCCAACACCAACAACTTTACCAACTCCAAATGCAGTTGATGCTAAAGACCGTCTATATGCAAATGTACTTTTTGTTCAAGATGAAGTAACTGCTTGGATTGCAGAAAATTATCCAAGCTTAACATATGATAGCGCAAAATGTAGAAGAGACATTGGTTATATATTTGAAGCATTACAACACGATATATTATATGGCGGTAATTTTGGCTCGATTAACAATGCAAAAGCATATTTTGTCGGCACCTCTGGACAATTAGGTGTAGGTCAAGAAACTGCAACTGCTGCTGCATATACGCATATGATTGCAATAGTTAAACAGATAGTCCAGGGACAGACTGTAACTGCTACAACAGGAAATGTAACTCCCCAAGATTTTACTGGCAACAATGCTACTATTACAGAAGCATTAAGATTAGAAGAATTGATAGAAATTGTTATTAAAGTGATAAACGATAATTCCTTAGACAATATTACTAGAACAATTTTTCCAGATACTCGATGGTCGGATATAAGACGTAATGCAGCAAATGCTTTAATAAAGAAAAATCAATCGTTAATAAAAAATGAAGTTATAAATTATATCAATGTTCAATATAATTTTTATGATTCTATTAAATGTCATAGAGATGTACAAGAAATAATCGATAGTGTCATTTATGATCTGCGCTATGGCGGAAATAGTAGAACAGTTGCTGCAGGTGAATCTTATTACGATGCAAACAACAACCTATATATTGTAGGACAAGTAACAGAAACACAAGGCGCAATTGCATATGCCAAAACACTTGCTGCAACTTACTTAACTGGATCTAGAGCTACTGCCTTAGAAGCAAGCATGGATCTTATAAATGATATTATTGGTGATATAGGGCTTGCTCCGGTAAAAGTTTATGGTGAATACAAAATTAACAATGTAACAATTATGGTTGCTACTGGTGATTACATTGAAGATAATCCATTAATTCTACCTGATAATGTAAGCATAGTAGGTGACAACTTACGTAGAGCAATTATACGTCCAAAGAATGCAAATAAGGACATGTTCAAAGTTCGTAACAGTGTATATGCCACAGGCATAGTTTTTAGAGATCATTTAGACTCTACAGGCACACCTGATTATACTTTTAGATATTGTGTAAGTTTTGACAATCCTTTAGATACAGCTACGAGTAGAGCAGGGTACGGTGATTTACCAGTAACTAGACCAAAAATATTCACTTCTCCATATATACAAAACTGTTCTGTAATTTCATTCTTAGGTGGTAATGGTGTAGAAATTGACGGTAACTTAGTTGATGTACCTAATGTACCACCCACAAACATAGAAGCAGAAAATCCTGTAGACCTAACAGATGGTATACCCGAACAAGGTAAATCTATGGTTGCTAATGCATTTACTATATTATCATTTGGCGGTAATGCATGGAGGGTAATTAATGACGCTTATGCACAGATAGTAAGTTGCTTCGTTATTTTTTGTGAGAACGGATGTTTAACACAAAATGGTGGATATTTGTCTATTACAAACTCTGCATCAAACTTTGGACTCTTCAGTTTAAGATCAACAGGATTTAGTCAAAACAGTTTCATTTATGATCGTGGATATATATTCAAGCAATTAGAAATCGAAGGCTTCCAGACTTTTGGTGTTTTAGGTTTAAAAAGAGCACCTTTAGAACATTACGTGTTAAGATTAAAAAATAATCAAGGTAGTGCTGATATAACTGATCAGTTCTTATTTAATGAAAATAATAATTTAGTTTTTGCAGAAGCAATAGATCCAGATATTACAAATGTAACAGGAAATCAAATTACTTTTCCTACAGCACACAATTTCCTTACAGGAGATTATGTAGAATATGATGCAAACGGTGACGCAGAAATAGTAGGCTTACTAAATGAAGTAAAATATTATGTCTCTGTTCCAAGTCCAACTTCAATTATTTTATACCATGATGCGGATTTTGGCAAACCAGTAAGAACTTTAGATGCATCAGTTTGTACAGGAACACATTATTTTAGAAAAGGCGACGAGTATATCTATGTAGAAGAAGTTATAGAAACACATAATACATATCAAGATTGGATTTTACCAGAAACCGAAGCCGGACAAACAGTAAATTATGGTGTAATTGTAGGTAACTTTTTTACAGCAACTAACACAAATGGAAAAGTAGTAAACGCTGCAGTTGCTGCTTGGGATTTCGACACAAAAACATTAACAGTTAGTATAGAATATGTAACAGAAGGTAATGATCAAGTAAGGAATCTAGGTGACGCAGGAACTACAATTCCAAATGGGCCTTTACATAGTTTACCAGGAGGAGATATAACGGTATTAAGCACTGCTCCTAGAACTGATCTATTTACAAGTGATTTCAAAATACTAACTACAGAAAATACAGGCATTGAGGATATTGGAAATACTGTAACCAAACAGGTATTTTTCCACAGACCTTCAATTTGTAACTCATCAGCTCATACATGGGAATTTGCAGGAAGTGGTATTGATTATAATGCTTTACCGCAAAACGGTGGATTAACGGATGAATTTTTTGAACAAGTAAGCACTGTTCCAGGAAGAGTATATAGCTCGGGAACAAATGAAATTGGTGATTTTAAAGTAGGTACCTTTGTTAGAGCCTATAATAGAACTGGTAATATTGATTTTAAAAACAAAGTGAACATTGGAGAATTAGATTCTTTGAGTTTAAGTTTAAGTTCAGGTATAGTTGTTAGTTCAATTTCAGGCGATATAGAATTAGGTGATAATGAAATTGGAGGTCCGAGCAATAGTAGATTAATTACGCAGTTGGCAATTAGAAGTTTCTTAGAAAACAGATTAGGTGACTTTATTGACAAGCAAGTATCAGCAAATGCCATTCCTAGTTCAGTTGTTCAACTTAACAGCAGCGGACAAATTAACTCAGACTTGATTCCACCACAAGGAAATTTTACTGCTTACATTGTTGAAGAATACGAAGGTAGACTTGAACTACATGAAACAATACCGGTAACAGACTTAAATGCAGGCGACATTGTAATTGAGGAATATGACGAAATTACATTAACAACAAACTATACTGTCACGCTTGTTAAAGACGAAGTCCTTGAACAAGTTGATGAATTTGGTACTGTCATTGCAAGTGGTATTGTTAAAATTAATTATCTAAATGCAACAGAAGTAAAATTAATCGAACCTTTCTTTGGTACTTTTACAACAAATGTAACTGCTAATACCCTTCAAGGTTCAGTAAGCGGTCCTTTAGTCGACAACCAAGGTCCGCCACAAGGTGTTTATCCTATAATTATAGCAGGACCAAGTGAAATCAGAGAAAATTATTTCATTACAACAAGTCGTGCAAAACAATATTTAATCACTGATCCTTCTCAAACGTATACGTTTAGTCAATTGATCTTAGATCAAACACAGATACAAGGCGCTGTTAGTGGTGCGGTAGCAACTATAGACGAATATAGAGAAGGCGTGTTAACAGGACTTGATATTATCAATGATCTTCCTGGAGGTACTGGATATACACCTGGTAATTATGTTGACGTGCAAATGGTATATGCTACTGGTAGTCCAGGTTCTAAGCTCGGCCAGTTTGCTCTAGCAGACGTCACAGTAGACGCTCAAGGCACAATTACCACAATAGATATTAAAAGAGGCGGTTACGGATATGCTGAAGCCGAATTACTAACCGTTCCGACTACACCTGCACAAGTTACTTTAACTGGTGCAGCTTATGTACCAAGGACTGCTGCCGGTTTAGATTTAGAAATAGCTATTTCAAATATTGAAAACAGACTGTATATAACATTAGAATTAAGTGCTGGATTAGAATTCAATGCAACAAACACTAATTTAGATTTTATAATAGATGACACTGATATTTCAGTTTTAGTAACGCAAGGTAGTTCTTTCCAAACCAGTTTTATAGGAGATGTAACTGGAGTAGACCAAGCAAATGATTATATCATATTCCAAAGCGCCCATCCGTATGTAAACGGTGATCATGTAAAATATGACGTAAATAATAACCCGCAGGTAATTGGCGGCTTAACTAATCAGGATACTTATTATGTAAAAGTTATTGATGCCACAACTATCCAATTATATACTGACTATGGTTTACAAGGACAAAACCTAGTTAATTTAACGAGTGCGCCTGGCGGACAAGCAGCTCATATTTTACTGACAGATCATGTTTCAATTGATGTAGATAGATTTTATATTCCTGCACACGGACTTAGCACAGGGGATGCTGTAAAGGTTACAACAGCAGACCCGCCAAGTGGAATGATAGATGGAGAATTTTTATTTGTAGGTAGTGTTACTACAAATACATTTACTTTACATGATGCTCGCGGATCGGCATTGAGTAGTGCCAATGGTTTAGTTGTTGCATCACAAAATTATCTAGTATTAGGAACAGGGGATATATCTTTAAGAAAACAGACAGTTATCATTTCCGGTGATGCTAATACAAGTGGACAATTAGAAACCAGTTGGAGTAACTTAACATCTACTACTATTGACGCAGATAATATCATTAGTGGTATAATTAATCCTGCAAGATTAGGTACAGGTAGTGCAAATACCAGCACATATTTACGGGGAGATAATTCTTGGTGGTATGCTGTTTCAGGCTTAAAAAATACTACACTTAATGATCCATTAACTATTACAGGAAGTTTTTACAATGACGGACTCCATGATATATATTATGGAGATTTAGATTTAAAAATAGAAAAAGCTGGCTATTTAAATCCAGCTAATCCTTTAGCTAACGAAGAAACAGTAGGTGTTGCTGCATTTGCGTTTGATTTCTTTAATATAACATCAGATGGTCTAGTAACAACTAAATCAACATTTGACGGAGGCGAAATTGATGCAAAATACTTATCGCAACAACCTGCATCATATTATCGAAATCCTGTAAACTTATCAAGAGATGTGCCAATTGAGCATGGAGGAACTAATTTATCTGCATATGCAGCAGGTGACATACTTTTTGCAGCCACAGCGTTGCCCACTGGAAATGCATATAGTTCTAGTCTTTCAACTTTAGCAATAGGTAATCAATATGACATTTTAACAGTTGACGGTAACGGACATCCTTCCTGGACTGGTAATTTAATCCTTAATAGTGCTACAATCGGCGATGTTCAGATTGCTGTTAACGGATCTAATGAAATAGATACTGTTGCAGGAGATTTAATAATAGATTCTGCAACAGGCGAAACCACTATAAATGATAACCTAACAGTGACAGGAAATCTAACTGTCGAAGGATCTACCACTACTTTGAATACTACTATTTTAGAGGTTGAAGATCTAAACATAACAGTTGCGAAAAATGCTACATCTACAACAGAAGCAAATGGTGCAGGCTTGACTGTTAATACTGGCGACATATTGACAGACGCAATATTATACTACAACAGTGTAACAGATAGTTGGAGTATTAATAAAGACTTAGATGCGGACGGCTTTGTGTTTAAATCAACTGCTACTGTAGGTTTTGAAGGAAATGCAACTTCTGCAGATAAATGGGCTACTGCAAGAACAATAACTTTTGCAGACGATGGACCAACTACAACAGGCGTAACAGGTAGTTTTACAATAGACGGCTCAGGCGATGTAAGCAATGTGGTTTTGACATTGGTTGACGAAGCAGTCCAAGATATTATAGGCAGCATGGTTGTAGGTAATTCTGAAAACGGTATAAGTGTTTCCTACGATGATGCGAACGCAGTTCTTAATTTTGATGTTAATGATCCTACTATAAGTATAACCGGTTCAGTAAGTGGATCTGCAACGATGTCTAACCTAGGTAATGTAGAAATTACTGTTTCACCAGTTGCTGATGCTGTTACATTAGGAACAGATACTACAGGAAATTATGCAGCAGATATCTCAATAGGCGAAGTAGACAGCACTGCAGGATTAACTATAACTGGCACAGCAGGCGAAGCTACAAGTTACACTATTTCTCATGCAGATACAAGTTCTCAAGCATCAACAAATAATGCCGCTGGAACAGTAATTGCTAATATAACTCTAGACACGTATGGACACGTTACAGGCATAGGAACAGCAGATGTTGCTTTAACATTAGATCAAATTTTAACCAATGGCGCTACATCAACGCAAGCAATAGAAACTGGCGATCATACTACCACTGGTATAATAATTGACGGAGGTGCTAAGGCAGTTAATACTTCAATTGGATCTATAATTTGGAGAAATGATGATAGCACTGCTGCTGATTTTGATTTTGCATACATAGATGCTGCAGCAACCAATCTAGCAAATGGTAGTGAATCTGGTAATTTAAGATTCTATGCAAGCACAGGAGGACAGACGCCTACATTGACTTCTTATGTTACTGCAGGCAGTTTAGAACCAGGAAGTAATAATTCAAAAGATTTAGGATCGTCCGCTAACGTATGGGCAAATTTACACGTTACTACTGCTAATGCAGTATCTTTTGTTGCAAGTACCAGTGTAAGTACAAGTGGGTTAACTGTTACTTCAACTGCATCATTTGAAGGAGATGTTGACTTAGGTAATCAAACTACTGATACAATTACATTTACTGGAAGAGCAGATAGTAATCTTCTTCCAAGTACTGACAACCAAAGAAACCTTGGATCATCATCTCTTAGATGGAATACTGTTTATGCAGGAACATTTGCAGGAACTGCCACTGCAGCGCAATACGCTGACTTAGCAGAAATGTATATGGCAGACAAACATTATACCCCTGGCACTGTGATGATGTTCGGAGGAGATAAAGAAGTTACTGCGGCAAAAGGTATAGCAACTACGAAAGTAATAGGTGTTGTTTCTACTGATCCTGCATACTTAATGAATAGTAAACTAGAAAATGGCACAGCTATAGCATTAAAAGGGCGTGTTCCATGCTTAGTCATAGGAAAAGTAGAAAAAGGTGACATGTTGGTTGCTAGTGATATAGCAGGAGTAGCAATAGCAACACAAGAATTTATAGGCGGAGCAATAATAGGTAAAGCAATAGAAGCTAGCAATGATACAGAAATCAAAGTTATAGAAATTGCAGTCGGTGTTTTATAAGGATAAAGAATGGCAATTAAGAAAATTAATATCGGATACTTAGCAAATGACGGTACAGGTGATGATTTAAGAGAAGCTTTCATCAAAGTTAATGATAACTTTGATGAAATGCAATCATTACTAGAAAATACTATAGAAGTCACGGGAGAAAATATTGGCTTAGGCAAACCTATATTTAAAGAAAAATTAGGTAATATTTTACAATTTAAAACACTGATCCAGGGAAACAATATACTGTTAACTGAACACGGCGATAGTATTACATTTACAGCTGATTCTGGACTTGAACAAATTATAGTCCTAAGTGAATCCGGAAGTATTATTTTACCAGGTGGGCAACAACTTTTAAATGTATTTGGCGGTGTAAATATAGGTACTACAGTCGATGTTCAGGACGGAGAGTCGTTTTTAAAAATTAATGTTAAAGGGGATGGTTTATTAGCACTTGATCAAGATCCTCACCTAGGCGGAACTTTAATTGGTAATAATAACAATATTACCGATATTAACAGTATTACATCTAATACTTTTATAGGTAACCTAAACGGAACAGTCTACAATATTGACATGAGGACACTTAGTGACGCTATTTTAGAATTTGATTTTGGCGGTTTCATATTTAGTCTTAATAACATAATAGATTACATTTATCTAACAACAGATATTGATTTTGGATCGTTTATTGCACCTTATGCTATCGTGTTAGATGAAGGTACTATAATATAATTCCTATAAATATGTAGTAAGGAGTTATAATGAATTTTTGGACTAAACCTTCCGATACTATACTTGCAGAGCTTGAAGAAAGAAAAACAACGAGTTTAGATCTACCAATCAAATTACAGTTTATTCCGTTACAAGATAATAATTTAAAATTATCGATATTAACCGGAAACTTGCCACGAGGCATGAGATTAGAAAACTATCAAATACTAGGTACACCTTATGAGGTAGAAATTGATACTGTTTATTCATTTGTAATAAGAGCAGAACAGTATGGTCATATAGATGACAGAACTTACAAAATTATAGTGAAAGGCCCTGATGATCCTGTTTGGGTTACTCCAGAAGGTAATTTGCCTGTAGGTTCAAATGACAAATATTTTATTTTAGATAGTGCTGTTATTGATTTTCAACTTATTGCAATCGATCCAGATACTATTGCAGGAGATGATTTAGAATATTATATCCAACCAGGTGACGGAGAATTACCGCCTGGAATCAAATTAACTGCAGACGGAAGACTTGTAGGTATTGTCGAACCTATTCTTGCTATTGCAGCAGAAGGAGGTAACGGTGCCTATGATAGCAACTTGTATGGGAGCTATCCATTTGATTTCGGTGGTAGTGTTTCAGACAATGGATTTGACAGTTTTTTTTATGACACTATCATTTATGACACTTTTGTTCCTACCCAAAGTCCAAAAAAATTAAATAGATTCTATGACTTTAAAGTAAGTGTTACAGACGGAATAGAGATTGTGAAAAGGCAATTTCAAATTTACGTTGTAGGTGACGATTTCCTACGAGCTGATAATACTATAATGAAAATTGCCAACGGAGTGTTTACCGCGGATAACACTCACATAAGAACACCAATTTGGCTAACTCCTCGTAACTTTGGGTATAGGAGAGCAAATAATTTCGTAACTTTATTTTTAGATGTTTTAGATTTAGATACACTAACAGGTATAATAACTTATTCTTTAGAAAATACAAATGATGACGGAAGTCCAAGTACTTTACCATTAGGATTAACACTAGATGAATCGAATGGAGAGATAGCAGGCCGTGTTCCTTATCAACAAGCAGTTACAAAAGAATACAAATTTACAATAAGAGCATTACGCAGAGTACCAAATACAACAGAAGAAACAGATAAAGATAAAACATTTACTGTAAAAATGCTAGGCGAAATAGATAGTACAATGACCTGGTCTACACCTGGCAACTTAGGCACAATTAATACAAATTACAAAAGCACTTTGAATTTACAAGCAACAACGAATGTACCTAATAGTATTTTAATTTATAATTTAGTATCAGGTAAGCTTCCCCCTGGACTCAGACTAAGCTATGACGGAGAAATAATAGGCAAAATTAATAGTTTTGGTAGTGCTGAAACACCAGGTGTTACAACGTTTGATAGCAGCAACACAAAATTTGATCAAAATGTTACTACCATTGACCGCTCATATACTTTTATCGCAAAAGCCAGAGATCATTATGGATATAGTGCTATCGAGAAAACATTTAGTATAAAAATAACAGATCCTGATGATAAACTTTATAGCAACATCTATGCAAGACCATTATTGAAAGAGAATCAACGAATTGCATATAATGATTTAATTAGTAACAAAGATTATTTTAGTGATGAATTTATTTATAGACCTAATGATCCAAGTTTTGGTATACAAAAGAAAATACAAATGCTAATTTATGCAGGAATTGAAACTAAAGCTGCAGGTCACTATGTGTCTGCCATATCAAAAAATAATAAAAGGAAAAAGTATAAGCTAGGACAAATCAAAACTGCAGTAGCAAAAAAACCAGGAACAAATACAATTGTATACGAAGTAGTATATGTAGAAGTTATAGATCCAGATCAAAACGGAATAGATGAAACTAAAAAATATATTAACATAGATAATCCAAACAAAATGACTGTAGATCAAAGTTTGTATAATTTAGATCCTTATAGTGTAGAAAATGCAAAACCAATGGGCATAGTAATAGGCACAAACGAATATGGAGATGTGGAACATTATTTTAACCCATATTTTGTAATTGATAGACGGAATGGTGAAGAAATTTACATTGATATTAATCCTTTAGTAATAAATGACAGAAAATTAGTTGGTAATTTATTAGAAGGACCTAATGAACCTTTTAGGTTTAGACCAGTTCCTGATAATACTATGAAAGTAGATTTTGATGGGATAACAATTGATGGCGCACAAAAAAATAAAAAATATATTTCTAATTTAACTCATGTTAGGAATAATATAAAAAATGTAGGTGAAACTGAGATTGAATTTTTACCATTATGGATGCGTACTGCACAAGAAAATAATATTAATTTTTTAGGTTATAAACCAGCAATACCATTGTGTTTTTGTAAACCAAATACTAGTAAAGAAATTTTAACTGCGCTGAATAGAGCTAGAGTTTCCTTCCAAAATTTCAATATTGATGTAGATAGATACATCGTAGATTCTACAGAAGGTAATTCAAACGAGCAATATTTAGTTTTCCATAATTATGCTCATAACGTATAACACTGAATAAATAAAACGGAGAAATAAAAATGTCAAATATTATATCAATTGATATAGATGAAAATTTTCCTATTGCTGGGCAAGACAACGATAGCCAGGGATTTAGAGATAATTTTAACATTATAAAAAATTCATTAGCAACTGCAAAATCAGAGATAACAAGTTTAGAAGAAAATACTGCAAAATTAAATCTTGACAATGATTTCAACAATAACGAAATCCAACAAGCTGTCCTATTTAATTCTACAGAAAAAACAATATCACAAGCAACAGCTACTTCTGTTAATATCAACTGGTCTTATGGGCAGCATCAAACTATAACTGCTACAGATGATTTAACTTTAACATTGTCTAATTGGCCTGTGAGTGGTAGATATGCTAAATTACGAGTTGAAGTTTATGGAAATGACCAAGGGGCGCACAATCTATCTTGGGCATCTACGCAAGGAAACAATATTAAAGCTATTACAGGCTTTCCTATTGCGTTTACAATAGAATCTAGCACTAACCCAAAGATTTTTGATTTCTGGACTAGTGACGGAGGATCAACTGTTTTTGCTCAATACTTAGGTGAGTTTATTTAATGTCTCATCCATTAGTAAACAATTTACAAAGTTTAAGCGATAAAGAACTATATGAACAATTGCAGGATTTAACAAAAAAATATTGGATGACAAATAATCCTGCTGTGCAAGCACAAATTGCGTTAATTGTTGACGATATAAAATGGGAAGCTGATAGAAGAAAAAGGGATAATACAAATAATAATGATGTTGACAACTTAATCAAAGTAGTGTAAACTATCAATATGGTTAAAACTGATTCTTTAGGATTAGCAGTATTAAATAACGCTAATCAATTTGATTTGTTATATCAAGGCAAAGAAAATAGCTTGCATCACGTCTTTGTTGAAAAAAACGAAGATACAATAAAATTCAACAAACATGCACATCTATTTAATTATAAAAAATTAAATATTTACAAATCTCAAAATATAAATAAAGCTGAACTTGATAGCATATTTCAAAGCAATTACTTAATCCCTGTAGAGTATCAAAATATTGATATAGATAAATTTATTTTAGATAAGTGTACAAACAAAGAAGAACAAGATCGAGCTTTGGAAGAACTTGAATGCTATAAACAAAAAAATCTTTTTCCTATATTAGCTTTTATGATTTATCTTGTAGATACACTACGACAAAATAATATTGTTTGGGGTGTAGGTAGAGGCTCGAGTGTATCTAGTTTTGTCTTATACTTAATAGGTATAAATAGAATTAACCCAATTAAATATAATTTGAACTGGCAAGAATTTTTAAGATAAGGAGTGTATCATGCCAATGCGCGATAAAGGTAGAACAACGTATAAAACCTTACAAGGAAAACAAATTGATATGGATTTACTTAGGCAAAAAAACGAGCTAACACCTGCTGTTGGAAACATGCGTGTAAACGCTAGAGGAGATGAGCTTGGCCCTGGAGGTAAAATTATAAGAAAAAGAGAAGAAATACTAAAAGATTATTATAATTCATCACAGAGAATGCCAGATGAACAAATGATAACAAGTAGAAATACTGTCAAGGTACAAGACACTACATCTACTAAACCTTCTAAAAAGAAACAAGTAAAAGTGCAAGAAGAGTGGATAGAAGATGAAGACGGAAATTTTTTACCTAAGGAAGCTTGATGCGTAGATTTTTTGTTTTCTATATAACAAAAAATTGGCTAGTTGAATTAGATTTTTTTAAATCTTTTATTTCTTTAGGTTGGTTTGCAATACTTAATTACACAATGGATATTAGATTAAAAGGATCACATAAAGGATTTTATTGGTCCTTTTACTTACTGGGATTTAAAATTTTTGAAATCAACTTTTATAATAAAAATCACGAAGAAGATCGTGTTTACGACCCTATAATCGATTATTAAAGGATATATGTACAATACAGTAAAAGGCAACTTAAAACCAATTAAAGATAAAGTGCTTGTTAGTGAAATGCATTTTGGAGAACAAGTTACGGCTACAGGAATAATCTTACGTGACGACGACGGAAAAACACACGGCATACATCCTAGATGGGGTCGTGTATGGGCCAAGGGACCTACAAATAAAGAAGACTACGAAGTTGGTGATTGGGTGTTAGTTGATCACGGACGTTGGACTCACGGTATTAAATTAGAAACAGACACAGGCGAAATTACTGTAAGGATGGTTGATAATAAAGACATCCTTATGGCAAGCGAAGAAAAACCGGCAGATGTTATTACAGGTGTAGAATGAGTCAAATTGATTTAAACAAATACAAAGAATTTGTATCAGCAGTTACGTCAGCAGAAAGTAACGATACAAATGCTATGACAAAACGATTAAAGAAAATTGAAACTGAAACTAACGTAAATATGGCACTACTTTTAACAGGTGCTATTGGACTCTCATCGGAAGGAGGAGAATTTGCAGAAATTGTTAAAAAATGCGTATTCCAAGGCAAGCCACTTGACCAGGATACTAGGTTCCATATCAAACGAGAACTTGGTGATATACTTTGGTATTGGATTAATAGTGTTCGTGCAATTGGGCTTGACCCGAATTCAGTGATTGAAGAAAATGTAAATAAGCTTAAAGCAAGATATCCAGACGGTGAGTTCGATGTATACTACAGCGAAAACCGTAAAGAAGGCGATTTATAAGGAGACGATATGTATTACTTCACAGGATTAAGTATTTTACTATTAGCAGGTGCAATTGGTTGCACCGAGCCTATGATAGACGATAGTAAAGGACAAGACGTCACAAAAACACCAGACATTATCATAAATGTTAATAACACTAACACTAATAATATTAACTCAACTGATACCGATAATATTACTTTCGTTGATAACAGCACATTAACGGCTACAGCAACTGCTACAGCAACTGCCTGTGCTACTGCTACAGATAACAGTACTGATAACTCAACAGATAATTGTACGACAGCAATTTTCTTTGACGCTTACAAAAACAATTTTTAAGGAATGATTGTTATGAACACTCTATTTCAATCTAACGTTAATTCTATTAGACAAACAGACGATGCTGGATTACAGCAGTTTATGACTACAATGTATAATCATACAGCCGCAGGATTAGCTGTTAGTGGTTTTACATCTTATATGGTGTATGCTACCGGTCTTATTAACATATTCCTAAGCGGTATTATGCTTTGGATTACAATGCTAGCTCCGCTCGGCATGATACTGTATTACAGTTTTAAAGGACAGGATTGGGATGTTTCTGCTATAACCAAATTTTATTACAGTTTTGTAATAGTCATGGGTATTGGAATGAGCAGTGTTTTTGCTGTATTTTCTAGCACCAGTATTGTAGAAGCATTCTTAGCAACAGCCTTAACATTTGGTGCTGCAAGTGCTTATGGTTATTTTACAAAAAGAGATCTAACCAGTTGGGGTAGCTTTTTAATTGTTGGCCTGATTGGCATACTAATAGCTGGTTTAATAAATTTGTTTTTTGGTAGTCCGATGATTTCGTTTGTAATAAGTATATTAGGTATAATTATCTTTACAGGCCTGACAGCTTATGATAGTCAGCAAGCAAAGGAGATCTATCATGCCACTGGAGATCCTAAATACGGTGTTCAATTTGCACTTAACTTGTACCTTAATTTCATCAACCTTTTCCAAATGATCTTACACCTTATTGGCACTAGAGAATAATTTAACCATTGACATCCTACTATAGTATGCTATTATTATAGTAGGATTTTTTATGACCATACGGAGACACTGTGCAACCTAGCCCTATAAACACCCTACAGCAATTAATGATTATAACCGCAGAAGAATGCGGAGAACTTACACAAAGATGTAGCAAGATTATACGAAAGTATGCTACAATAGAGGAAATAGAAGAAGAGCAAAGACAAAAATTTGTAGAGGAAGCAGGCGATGTATTGTGTATGCTAGAATTACTAGTAGCACACAAAATCACCAACTGGGAAGAGCTTAGGCATCGTGTGTCAATTAAACAGGATAAACTTAAAACTTGGAGTGAATTAATTAAATGAAAGAACTTTGGGTAGAAAAATATAGACCTAAAACTGTTGAGGGATACGTTTTTAGAGATGAAGCACAGAAAAAGCAAATACAACAATGGATTAAAGACCAAAGTATCCCACATTTGCTTTTTAGTGGAAATGCAGGAATAGGCAAGACAACTTTAGCAAAATTACTGCTAAATGAATTGACAGTTGAAGATCTTGACATCCTTGAAATTAACGCTAGTAGAACAAACTCCGTTGACGATGTTAGAGATAAAATTGTAAACTTTGTACAAATGATTCCTTTTGGCGATTTTAAAGTTGTATTGCTAGATGAAGCTGATTATCTTTCGCCAAATGCTCAAGCCGCTTTACGTGGTGTGATGGAAGAATATCACGAGTTTGCTAGATTTATATTAACGTGTAATTATCCTAATAAAATTATTCCTGCAATCCATAGCAGATGTCAAGGCTTTCATATTGCACGGGTAGATCAAACAGAATTTACAGCTAGAGTAGCAGAAATTTTAATTGCAGAAAACGTGACACCAGATCTTGATATCCTTGACACATATGTCAAAGCTACATATCCAGACTTACGCAAGTGTATAAATATGGTGCAGATGAACGTACAAGATAAAAGCTTGATAGCACCACATGAAAATGATTCGGGAGAAACTGATTGGAAGCTTGAAATGGTAGAACTTTTTAAAGCGGGTAAAATCCAAGATGCACGAAAATTATTATGCGGTACCGTTCGACCAGAAGAAATGGAAGATATCTATAGATGGCTATATGAAAATTTAGAATTATTCGGCGATGATGAAAAACAAGATTCAGCAGTATTAATTATCAAGCAAGGCTTGGTAGATCATACACTAGTTGTAGACCCTGAAATTAATCTTGCGGCTGTACTAATTAAATTGAGTAGATTATGACTTATATAATAGATGATAATTGTATAAATTGCAAACACATGGATTGCGTAGAAGTGTGTCCAGTAGACTGCTTTTACGAAGGCGAAAATACTTTAGTCATTAACCCAAACGAATGTATTGATTGCGGGGTCTGCCAACCAGAATGCCCTGTAGATGCAATTTGGCCTGACACGAAAGTCTCACCCGAGAAGCGACAGTTTTGGGTAGATTTTAATTACAAGTGGTCGCAAGTATGGCCTAATATTACTGTGCAACGTAAAGAAGATGTGCCAGCGGATGCAGCAGCATGGGCATATCGCCCAAACAAGTTAGAAGAACATTTTTCAGAAAAACCCGGAAAAGGGGATCAACCAGAGGAAGATGAATGAAAGTAAAATTAGTTAGCTACTCCCAACCGTCTGCAGATTTCACACGAGCTGCAAGCGAAGACCACGTACATCACAATACACAAGATTTAATTGCATATTGTGCAAGGGTGTCTAACCCTACAAACCAAATGAACACAGAAACCAGTGAACGTTTATTAAAATATTTGGTTAAACACAAACACTGGAGTCCTTTTGAAATGGTAAGTGCTTGTTTAGAAATTGAAACCACTAGAGACATTGCACATCAAATTGTACGCCATCGCAGTTTTAGCTTCCAAGAATTTAGTCAGCGGTATGCAGATCCAGCTGAATTTGGAGATCAGTTTGTTATTCGCGAAGCTAGATTACAAGATGAAAAGAATAGGCAAAACAGCATTGAAACAGACAACCCGGAATTAGAAGCACATTGGATACATAAGCAGCGAGAAGTTATCGCGGCTGCTAAAAAAGCATATGAATGGGCTATTGAAAACGGTATTGCTAAAGAACAAGCACGGGTTGTACTGCCAGAAGGAAATACAAAGACACGCCTTTACATGAACGGTACACTTCGAAGTTGGATCCACTACATTGACCTTCGAAGTGATAACGGTACACAAAAAGAGCACATGGAAATCGCTCATGCTTGTGCAGAAGTAATTGCAAAAATCTTTCCAAACATCATGAGCTTTGTTGATGAAGGATAAATTTATCCATGCATTTATGGACGTTGCGGAACGTTTTAGCAAACTATCTACTGCAAAGCGACTGCAAGTAGGTGCAATTATTGTAAAAGACAACAGGATTATTTCAATTGGTTATAACGGAATGCCTAGCGGTTGGGACAACAATTGCGAGGCAACTATTTTTGTAACAAAGGACGAAGCGCAAGGCTATGATATGGTTGCACAGGGCTACACTGAAACTGAAAAAGGTAACTGGACAAGATTAAAAACTCGGCCAGAAGTATTACATGCGGAAAGTAATGCCCTTGCTAAACTTGCCCGCAGTAGTGAAAGTGGCAATGGTGCAACAATGTTTATTACACATCAACCTTGTTTAGACTGTGCGAAATTAATTTATCAAAGTGGTATATCAACAGTTTATTTTAAAGAACCATATAGGCTTAATGCTGGATTAGATTTCCTACAAAGAGCTGGAGTAGAAGTTAGGAAGTTTCATTGAATACATCTATAACTAGTTGATAAACTTTGTCATGTGATTCTTTTGACATGTGATTAGGATAAGTTCCCTTCCCAAAAGGCTCCGGAATATGTATAGTATCTAATATATAATCTGGTATATAAAAATTTTTTGAATTATATAACTCTCTAACTTCTTTTTCTATGGCAGTAAAAACCGGCCAATAAATACATTTATTGTAGTGTCTACTATAATGTTTGACTAACAACATATTTTGTAAAGCAAAAGTATCATTATAGTCAACATAATATCTTATAAACCAGTCGATAAAGTTAATATATTTTTTATATTTCGCCCAGAATGGGTATTTTTTCCTGCCTAGGGCTGATCGTAAAGCAAAGACTTGTTCAGTAGGATCTTTAATAAATTTAAAATTAAACCTAGTCCAATCACTTGCTATAAAAAGAATATTTGTATTCTTTTTTTCATCAAAGCTCATTTCTCTATCTAAACGTAAAAATGTCTGCAAACTCCACTCGGGTCCTGATCCTGCTTTTGCATAATTTTGTACTTCAAAATGTTTTTCTAATGCATAATGATAAACTAAAAAATTATTTGTAGGATTGTAGTTTGGATCTGCAAAACTATCACCAAAAATCCATAGTTTTGTTTTCATAGTTTAAGGGGCCTTTCGACCCCCTTCCTTACGTAATGGGTTATTCGTCTCCGTAGATAGCTAATACTTCTTTAACTGCTTCGTGGCGTTCAATGTCACGATGCTCAAAGTTTACTATATCTAACCGGGTTAAATCACGAGTGTACAAATGTTTTATGAATGACACTAAACCATTGTCTGTAAGTCTATCTGCTTGTGCTAAATCACCAGTAACAACCATCTTAGAACCCTCTCCAATGCGTGTTAATAACATCTTCATTTGATTAGGTGTTGCATTCTGCATTTCATCTGCTAGAATAAAACTGTTCTTAAATGTCCGTCCTCGCATGTATGCTAGTGGTGCTATTTCTATAATGCCTTCGTCGATCATCATAGTTATTTCTCTGGCAGTGAAATATTCTCTTATGACATCGAATATAGGTCTAGTCCATGGAGCCATCTTTTGCTCTAGCGTTCCTGGTAAAAATCCTAAGTCTTCATCGACGCTAACTGCAGGACGAGTAACAATAATTTTTTCAACCTCACCTTCCTTAAACAGTTTTATAGCGATTTGTACTGCTAATAATGTTTTACCTGTACCAGCTGGACCTATTCCAAAGACGATGTCTTTATCTTTGTCTAGCAATTTTAACATGTAAGTTTCTTGATTTCTATTACGTGGTAGGACTCTAACTTGACGCTTTTTCTTATATGCATCAAATTCAACAACGTTATTAGTTGCTTCTTCATATCTCGGCTTACGAGCCGAACGTCTTGCACCCATTAAGTTCCTCCTTGTTGGATAAAAAATAGGGCTTAACCTTAACAGTAAGGCTACTGCCCTACACAAATATTTAGCTATATCTTTTAAAGCGAAACTTACCTTAAAATACGATAAATAAAAGTAATAAATATAGGATTATCTGAAATGCAAGACATTTATGACGTAATTAAAAACGTAGAAAGAATATATGAAAGTAATACAGGTTTTCAAATCCTAAAAGATTTCGAGCGTGTATTAGATGAATTAGACTTATATGTATATGACAATTGGGAAGATGGTGAATTAGCCGAAGGGCCGATTATTGATAGACATTGGGTTACATGTAAATTTTTCTGGGATAGGAATAAGATGCCAGATCCTATGGGCGGTAAAAGATTATTAGATTATGATTGCAAAATTAGCTATCAAAAAACTTACATGCTTAAACCTAGGAAAATACGAAAACCCGATGACATGCGCCCAGGTACAAAGAAAGGTAAACTCGATCGTCGTCCTATTTGGATTGTAAGCATTATGATGCCTAAAAAATTATTAGCTGATATATATGGTAGCTACAAAGAAAAATGGGATTGGATAACAGATCCTGCAACAGAAGCAACAGCACCTGGTACTGAGCAGCCAGCTGATGATTTAGCAGCCGGTGGAATGCCAGAAGGAATGGATATGGGCGGAGCAGCACCACCTGAAGCTGGAGCAGCACCACCTGAAGCTGGAGCAGCACCAGCAGGAGCAGTATAATGAGTCTACATAAGCATGATTTAAAATATATGATGTATGATATTTTTGAAGTTGATTCATACAGTAGTAAAATGGGAGAAGATCAAGACATTGTAGTTGTTAGTTTTACAATGAAAGATAAAGCCCCTGCAGATGATTTAGTCAAATTTTTAGAAAACGGGTATAGTTTTATACTTGATGCAGACGTATCGGCAGGAGAATTAAAAGATGGAAACTATAAAGTTTTTGTGGAGATTGAAAGAGATAGACATATAAGCGAAAACCTATACGAAATGCTTGATGGCGTTAAAAAAATAAGCGGCGTAAATAATTTAAAATTCCGTTATTATAAAAACTTCAACAGCAAAGAAGCAACACTAGAAGCATTAACAGAAACAATACCGACAAGTGCAGATGATTACAGTGTAAAACTAGAACAAACAACAATGGAAAATTACAAACATTTCTTTAGTAATAGCTATTGTGATAACATTGAAATGTTAAGTGAAACTATTGTATTACAAAAACCATACTCAGAACGATTACAACTAAGGTTTTTAGATTTTGGCAACAAACAAGATGTATTTGATAGATTAACAGAAAGCTTTAATCCATGGGATTTTGCAGAAATTATATATCTATCAAAATATATAGGCGATTATAATATTACCAAATATGGTAATAAATTGACGTTAGAAAACAAAGGAAAAACACTAGTTGTAGAACGCATTTCTTAAGGAGAACATAATGGCAAAATCCGATTTTAAATTTGCATTTGAACCGCCAATGGTTAAAGAATTATTACATGGAAATATTGAATGGAATAATTGGTATAATGCAATGTGTGAGATTTTGCCGCTTTGGGAAATAAACACAATTGACCGTGTAGCAGGATTTATTGCACAATGCGGTCATGAATCTCGTAACTTTTCTGTGCTCACCGAAAACCTAAACTATTCAGCAGCCGCACTTAATAGAATCTTTCCAAAATATTTCATCCGTGCAGGTAGAAATGCACAAGAATATCATAGACAACCAGAACGTATTGCAAATGTAATCTACGCTGATCGCATGGGTAACGGTGATGAGGCTAGTGGTGACGGCTGGAAATATAGAGGCGGAGGTATACTGCAGTTAACAGGTTGTAATAACTATACAGCATTTGCAAAAGAAATGGGAATTACTGTAGATGACAGTGTAAACTATGTAAGGACAAAAAAAGGTGCCTTAGATAGTGCATGCTGGTTTTGGGACACAAACAACATAAATCGTTATTGTGACGATCAAGATATCGTGGGTATGACTAAACGCATTAATGGCGGTACAATTGGTTTGGAAGATCGCAAGAAGCACTGGGAACATGCATTAGATGTGTTAGGAGGCGATCTTGATTCTCACAGTGTTGACCGTAATCAAATTGTTAAAAAAGGCAGTAGGGGGGCATTAGTCACAGAAATACAAGAACGATTAGATATTAAACCTGCAGATGGCATATTTGGTCCAGGAACTGAAGAAATAATAAAAATTTGGCAAGAAGATAACGGACTTTATCCAGACGGTATAGTAGGTCCTAAGACAATTGAAAAACTATTAGGCTGATTATGGGTATTTTTGCTGGCATAAAATATGGCTTAATAGCACTTGTATTACTTGCTGGATTTGCAGCATATGATTATGTAATAGATTTACGTGTAAATTTAGAACAAACAAAAGCTAACCTAGCAACATCCGAAGCAAACACACAATTGTTAGAAAATGAAATAGGTAAACAGCAAGAAGTGCTTGACCAATTACAAAAAGATTTTAAAGACATTACAGAAGCAAATAAAAAACTAGAAAATGTAAATCAAAAATTAGTAAAAGAGTATGCAGCACTTGACACAAAATTTAACAAGATTAATGCAAGTGGAGAAAAGCGAGACATTGGTAATCTTGCTGTACAAAAAACAAAAGCAATAGAAAAAATTGTTAATCGTGCAAGTGCCAATGCCTTAAGATGTGTAGAGATAGCTATGGGTAGTCCACTTACAGAAGAAGAAAAAAATGCAACAAAAAAATCACAGATCAATCCTGAATGTACTAGCATTGCGAATCCTAAATTCGTACAGTATTAAAATATTTGCATTAATATTACCCGTATTGTTTTTTGTAAACAGTTGTACAAAAGACATAACCCCTCCTCCTGTTAAAAAAATAGAAACAGTAACAAAATATATAGAAAAAACTCCCCTCAACTTAGACAAACCTGCCCCAGTAGAAATGAGCAAAGTAAATTGGATACTAATAACCGAAGATAATTACGCAGATGTATTTGCAGAATTAAAAGAAAAAAATGCAGATGTTGTTCTTTTTGGTTTGACAGATGATAATTACGAAACTCTAAGCAAAAACTTTGCACAAATCCGTGCATACATAATTAAACAAAACGAAATAATAAAACAATATAAAAACTACTACGAAAATGTTACAAAATAACCAGATCTAATGTAACATTCGTACCGCTAAATACTATGTACGCCCGAGGGCGGTAATGGGGGCAAATATGGATTTAGCACAACAAGTACAAGGTATGACACACTCTGAGAGTTTTCAGATGTTAGGCATGCATCTAACTGACATGATAGTACCTTGGATAGCAATCTTAATTAGTATAGCAGCAGCATTTTGGTTTAAAGATTTTGCACAAAATCTTGTGGCTGGTATGGCGTTTAAATATGGTGGCAACTTTCGTGAGGGCGATCAAGTCATCTTAGACGGACACGATGCTATGATTATTAAGATAGGTATGAAAGAAACTGTATTTGGTAGATACACGGACAAAGGTTACACCTGGCAATATGTACCAAATGAAAAAATTGAATACCACAAATTAGAGAAAATTGTACACAGAGACCTACACTTAGATACTGATATAGAAAAAGGGCAACAGATAATGGAGCTGATAGCAAAAGCTCAATCAACATACAAAAAACCATTGGAGGTAAACAAAGATGCCAAGGGCACATCCCCTCTCGAAGGATGAGGAAACAAACATAGTAGAAAATAAAACTGAAACAGGATTTGACAAATACAAATATGACGAAGAAATTGCTGTTCCTGCTTCTGAAGGAAGGGCAACAAAACGGGTAAAATTAGATTTAGAAGTAGATGCAACAGCAAAAGACCTTGGTGTAAATCCTTTTGCAAAATGGATACATCTTGCCCATGCTGTAGACAGCTGGCGAATTTTTCCACGTATCTTTATCCTAACCTATATTGTATTATTACATAAGAGTGTGCTATGGTATATGGAATTACCAAATCCTACTCTAGAACAATCTGGGCTTATAAGCATAGTAGTTGGGGCAGGTGCTGCTTGGTTTGGATTATATACAGGGAGTAAACGTTAATGTTGGTGTTTAGCTACGGCATTATAAACTTCTAATTAGCAAAGGTAGTATTTAATTATAACTAAGTAGTATTATGGACTACTACGATTTACTCGGGGTTAAGCGGTCAGCCTCGGCAGACGAACTTAAAACCGCTTATAAAAGACAAGCAATGAAAAACCATCCTGACAAGGGTGGCGATCCTGAAAAGTTTAAACAGATAAACGAAGCTTACCAGGCATTATCTGATCCGCGGCAAAAACAGATGTATGACCAGTTTGGTACAACTGATCCGCAGCAAGCACAGATGAACCAAGGTGGTTTCCATTTTACATCAGGAGCAGGAGCTGATTTTGATGATATACTAAGACACTTTGGGTTTGGTCACCAATTTGGACACGGCTTTGCAAACCAAAGATCCAGGAGAAATAAAGATATTAGATTAAACTGGACCATAAAATTTGAACATCAATTTACTGGAAAAACTGACACACTATCTTATAAATTATTAAACGGAAAAGTTGAAGTTTTAGATGTTAAAATTCCTCCAGGCATTAGACAAGGAGATAATATTAAATTCCAGGGTTATGGAGATAATAGTATTCCTAATTTACCTCGAGGAGATTTAATTATTAGCATTAACATACAACCGCATCCTAAATTCAGAAGAGAGGGAAATGATATTTATACCATTGAAGAAATATCAGCGTTTGACTTAATAACAGGAATATCTAAAGAAATAACATCTCCAGAAAATAAAAAAATTAACCTTACTATTCCACCAGGTACAGGACCTAATACAGTTTTCAGTATCAGTGAGCACGGAGTACCTGACATGAATACTCGACGCAAAGGTAATCTTTTTGTTGAGGTTAAGTGTATTATACCAAAATTATCAAAAGAACAAATTAGCAATTTAAAAAAATCGATTGACCACCACAAAATATTTTGCTAATATAAACTATAATCTTTTAATCAGGATGTAAAATGGTAGAACCTAACGAAGAGTTAAAATTAGTTTTTGACAAAGCAGTTAAAGACGCAAAAAACCTAAGCCACGAGTATGTGACATTAGAGCATTTACTTTTTGCTGCTATGTGCAGCGAAAACCTTTACAATATATTAAAAGGATTTGGTGCCGATGTAGATACGATTAAATCTAGCCTTGAAAAATATTTAAAAAGTGAATATGCAGACATTACAACTGACAAAGAAGGTTATAAACCAAAAAAAACCCAATCGGTTGAACGTGTATTAAATAGGGCTTTTACACAGTGTCTCTTTAGCGGAAGGTCTACTATTGATTTAACCGATATTATTCTAAGCATACTTGCAGAAAAAAAATCAATGGCTGCTTTCTATTTAGAAAAGAATGGTATTTCTAAAGACCAACTAACTGATTATTTGCACAGTGAAATTGAGCCTGAACTAGAAGAAGAAGAAATCAGCAGCCAAGCATTAAAAGCACTTAAATCATTTACTGTGAATCTAAATAAAGAGGCAGAAAAAAACAAAATTGATCCTGTAATAGGAAGAGCAGACATTTTAGAATCAGTAGCACTTGCATTAGGCCGTAGGCAAAAAAATAATATCATACTAGTAGGTGATCCAGGTGTTGGCAAAACAGCAATTATAGAAGGATTAGCTTACAAAATTGTAAATGATGAGGTACCTGATTTTTTGAAAGAATATCAAGTTTACAATCTAGATATAAGTGGATTGTTAGCAGGCACAAAATACCGAGGCGATTTTGAGGAAAGATTAAAACTAATCTTGCAAGGCTTGAAAAGCAAAGGCAAAACAATCCTTTTCATTGACGAAGCCCACATGATTAATGGCGCAGGTGCCGGGGGTGGCAAAGATTCAAATGATCTAGCAAACATGCTTAAACCTGCTCTAAGTAAAGGAAATATTAAAGTAGTTGCTAGTACGACATGGGACGAGTATAGAAAGTATTTTGAAAAAGACCGAGCATTAATGCGTAGATTTCAAAGAGTAACTGTAGACGAACCGTCACCAGAAATCACTGTTGATATCCTTAACGGTATTAAAAAGTATTACGAAGAGTTTCACAAAGTTATCATAACTGACGAAGCTATTGGAGCAGCAATCAAACTAAGTGTAAAATACCAAAATGACAAGAAATTACCAGATAAAGCTATAGATTTAATTGACGTTGCCTGTAGTAGATTTAACCTTATAGAAGATGAAATTGAAAAAAAGATTGACGATAAATCAATTCAATTTGAACTTGCAAAAATGATTAATCTACCAGCTGAACAAGTAGCAGAAAGAGAAACTGAAAATCTTGTACATCTAGAAAAGAATATCAAAGACAGTGTTTACGGGCAAGATAAAGCTATTGAAGATTTAGTCGATAAAATCCTTATTGCACAGGCTGGGCTAAAAGACGAAACTAAGCCGATTGGTAGTTTTGTGTTTATGGGTCCTACAGGAACTGGTAAAACAGAAACTGCGAAACAGCTCGCTAATCATTTAGGTGTAAAACTTGTAAGATTTGACATGAGCGAGTATCAAGAAAAGCACAGTGTTGCAAAACTAATCGGGTCTCCTCCAGGCTATGTAGGCTACGAGGAGAATAACGGCCTTCTTATTACAAAATTAGAAGAAAATCCTAATTGTGTTTTATTACTAGATGAGATAGAAAAAGCTCATCCGGATGTATCGCAGATTTTACTACAAATTATGGACAATGGAAGGATTACAGGGTCGCACGGTAAGGAAGCTGATGCAAGAAATTGTATTTTAATCCTTACAACAAATCTTGGTGCAGAAGAAGCAGAGAAAAACACAATAGGTTTTGGTAATGAATTTGATCAAGAATATTCCGATACAGAGCTTAAAAACTTTTTTGCTCCTGAGTTTAGGAATCGATTAGATGGGGTAGTTACTTTCGGCAAATTAAGCAAAGAAATTATGATGAAAATTGTTGGCAAATTTTTATTTGCTTTACGAGAACAGATTAAAGATAAAAACATCACTATCTCAATAGATGATGAGGCATTAGATGTGCTAGTTGAAAAAGGGTATGATAGCAAAATGGGTGCAAGACCGTTGCAGAGAATTATTGATAGAGAAATCAAGAAACCTCTTAGTAAAGCAATGTTGTTTGGTAGTTTAAAAAATGGCGGGAAATGTAAGATTGTGATTAAAGATAACGAGTTTGATATTACAGTAGAGGAGGAGCATGTTGCAGCACATTGAGACAAATAAGTTATTTTATAATGAATATCTTTATGCGCTGAAATGCCAAAATCCTTTACTGGTAATTTTTCGTAACTGCCAATCAAGTGGTCCTGCTTGGGCAATGAGAATACTCGACGGGCTTCGCCTTTACTTTGAAGATAAGCATAGATTAACCTCAGATATACCGCATCATATACGTGACGATATTAGCAACGGCAAAATTAAATATCGTCATTTTAGGGATGCACAAACAATTTATAAATGTCTTACTGAAAAATTAGTTAGTAGAGAATTTAAGATTAGGATAGATTGGCCATATACTGGTAAGTTTTACGCAAATGATAAAGCATGGTTATTAGAAATGGCTACTAGAATCGAATGTGCTCAAGAATTCCATCAACCAGATCCTAAATATGTCGAGGCATTGTTAGCGAATGGTCATATTATCCTTGTTGACAAGCCTCCGGAATACAAATGGAAGGTTAAATTTAACAGTAACAAAGGTATTCCTAGTTTTGGTAAATGGTGTAAGAACAACACTGATAAAGTAAAAGTATCTGCAAGCACATTAGAATATATGGAAAAAGGTTATGGACTAGAGGGATGTATGATGTATGTACGTGATAAATCTGTCTTAACACTTGTAACTTTAATGGCAGGAAATAGTCTAGGACGTACTGACGAGCTTGTTTATCGCAAAGATTTAGATAAATAATTATATGGCAAACTCAAGTGAAACATTTAATTTTACAGTAGAATCAACACAAGTTGTACAATTAACACATCCTGGAGATAGTAGTGTACAACAAAACATTTCTGATAAATTAAAAGGTGATGGTTATTACGGCCGATCAGATGGATTTCATACTGTTCAGTATAATCTAACTGGATTATTAGGTTCCATAGTTGTACAAGGAACATTAACATCAACTCCTACAGACGAAGATTGGGTTACTTTACCATTAACAACACATGAATCAGTTATAAGTGATGACAATAGTAGAAATGGAAGTTTTATATATAATTTTACAGGTAACTTTGTTTGGGTAAGGATTAAGGTATCTAATTGGACTGATGGAACTGTAAAATCTATTTTATTAAATCATTGATACCTGGACCAAAAACCAGTGCTAAATATTGGTCTTGTAAAGCATGGGCATAAAAAATGAAATTAAATGAATTAGGAATAAATTTAAAAAAGAACATAGATTTTGATTTAGTAGAAGATGCTTTAGTATTCATGCGAAATGATCCTATGTTTTATAGGAAAGATTATTACCCTACTGTTGCTAAAATGGCTGATATGCATAGAGGAGGATCTTCTTTTGATCCTGATTCAATATTGTCGCCTATGGTTACAAGAGGCATAAACAGATATTGCAAGGAATATAAACTTGCTAATATGCCAGATGACATCTTCCACGAAGACCATAGACGTAGATTATTGAATAAAATACGTGAAGAAGAATTAAAGCAGATAGAAAAAGGTGATTATAAGTGAGGTTAAGACAGCTATTTGAAGCACCTGGTAAAACTGCTGCATTTGCTTTTGGCAGATTAAATCCTGCAACAAATGGTCATGAGCTTTTAGTACAAGAAATAGTCAAACAACCTGGAGATGCTTTCCTCTTTTTAAGTGATAGACCTGCTAAACTTCCTTCGGATCCTTTATCAGCAGCAGAAAAATTAGACTGGGCACAAAAAAGCTTTAATAATATTGCTGTAGGTTTAGCAAAAAATGCTTTAGTTGCTGCAGACAGATTATACAAAATGGGATATACAAATTTAATATATCTAGAGGGAGAAGCTAAGATGGGCACTGTTATTAAAAAATATAATGGTGTAGAAGCTGCAATGCACAACTATAATTTTGATAATATTGATCTAGTTAGATTAGAAAGAGACCCAGATGATCCCGGAGCCCGAGGCATGAGTGCAACAAAACTTAGACAAAGTGTAGTGGATAATGATTTTGATGCATTCCAATCAGGTATAACACAAGCTGCACAACCCTACGCAGAAGACATGTTTAAAAAATTACAAGAACTTTTAAGCGTAAATGAAGCACATATGGTAGGCCATGATACTATTATTCCACAACCTAAACTAACACTGGTAATAGACACACCTGGTGATCTAGATTGGTACAAACTAGGACAACATTATCCTACACTTGCACAACAAGATCCAAAAGAATACGGACAAGAAGACTCCGATACAGTAATGACGTTTAGCACTCCGGCAGAAATGTCTCATATGAAACGAATGCTAGACAAGATGGGTGCAAAGTATAAAGAAATTGGTGGCACTCACCAACATCCTGAAGTGCATCAGCCAAAAAAATGAATTTAGACGAGCTTAAAAAACTAGCAGGTATAACAGAATTTACAGGATATACAGAATATAAGATAGATGAAAATCCCAGTGAAACTGCAACTGCATTAAAGAAAAAAGAAAAGGAAATGGGTTTAAAACCAGGAGACCAAGATTGGTTTAAACTTTGGTTCAGTAAGCCTTACATGACAGGTCCTGTGCAATTTAGAGGAAGGAAAAAATGAAAATACATGAAGTTGACTCTAAACTTTTAGAATTTGACTTTGGAAAAACTGGCCTTGGAAGAAGCATAAGTAGGCTAACTCCTACCCAACTAGCAAGAGATGCTTCAAATTGGATTTTCAATAAAAAAATACCAGACGAATTAGACCAGTATGGACAAAGACGTCAACAAGAGAAAAGACAACAGCAACAAAAGCAACAGCAACAAAGACGCCAACGAACGTCTAAGATGGATGGTGGTTTTTTAAAATGATTGTAAGAGAAATATTAGAATCAGCAACAGCAGGATCTACTGCAGCAGGTAATATTGCAACAGTAGCAAGTGTTCCTGCAGCATATAGGAAAATTAAAAAAGGTAAAAACGGATTACCAAAAGCACCGCAAGCATTGAACAAAGACGGTACTGCTAAGAATGCTATTGATACAGATATCAATCTAATGGGCGGCGTTATAAAGAGATAAATATACAAAATATATTTGGAGAACTCATGCGTAAAGAAGAATTTAAAGAAGGTTTAGGCGACTTAGCCCATGCAGCAGAGCTAGATCATGAAGTACAAATGGCTAGATCAGATCTGTATAAAATCGCAAAGTATGCAATTAAGCTTCACGAAATGCTCAAAGGTGTCAGCGAGCAAGAAGGTTTAGAAGGTTGGGTACAGGCTAAGATTACAAAAGCTGCGGAAGGTTTAGGCAATGTTTACCATAATCTCGATTACAAGATGAATTTTGAAAAACAGAACGAGCCTAGTGACATGGAAGTAGAAATGCCGTTTGAAAGTGCGTACAAAGGCAGCCTTGCAAGACATTTAACCAAAAATCTACAAGAAAAATCTAAAAAAAAAGTAGACGATAAAGAAGTAGACGAAGCACACGGCAATGATAAAATGTATGATCAATGCTGGGATGGTTATAGAAAAGTTCCTGGCAAAAGGAGAGGTGAGAAAGGCTCATGTGTTAAAGCATGAGTGCATTATTAGCAAACTTACCTAACACAAAAGTCTATGTCCGTAAAGAATACTTAATGGATCATAAAAGCGGACATGGCGAATTTGTAGAAGGACACTGGGTAACTGTAAAAAGTATACCTGGTAGAGCTTTTTACTTTGAAACTTATCTCCCCGAATATGCCGCACTTTACGACAAACTTCCTATCAGTGCTTTTGTAAGCGAACCTAAAAAACCAGAACCTGATTTACCTTTGCAAGACCTACAATTTTGGAATGCAATGGATTATGGCGTAACTGCTATATATAAACAATTTATAGGCAGCATGGATTTTGAAATATTTACACGTAGTCATAAGGTATTAAAAGGTACTTATGTATTAACACTAGATAATTACCATGAAAATGCTGACGAAATAGATTACAGCACTAGTGAAATACCCGAAGAACATAAAAGTTTTAATATATTAGAACTAGATAACGGACAGTATGCAGCCTATCCGAACAATAGGATGCGTGTATATGATAATAGCTTAACCCCAAAGCAACCTAAAAATCCTGATTTCAAAGTAAGCACTCAATTCTATCAAGTAGAAAATGGTTACACATATAGACTTGGCGACACAGATGAGTACTACTGGAAATCAGAATAATATTGACAAATAAGATTTTAACCACTATAATTAATTATTTAAAGGAGAAATATGAGCGATAGAGTCTATGGTATTGACGAAAAAGCAAAGCTAGAAAGACTAGTCAACGAGGGTTGTACAGTGTTACAAGAAATTCAAGATTTACAAGAAGGATTAAAAGATACAGTAAAAGCTGTTGCAGAAGAACTTAATGTAAAACCAAGTTTAATAAACAAAGCGATTAAGATTGCACATAAAGCAGATTGGCATCGTGTTGCAGACGAATTTGAAGATTTAGAAACGCTCGTAGCTACTGTAGGTAAAGATCATTAAAATAAAATTTTATGTGGACTTTCGAAAATTTTAATGCAATCCATTTTGAATTAAGCAGTAAATGCAATGCAGCCTGTCCTGGCTGTCCAAGATTTATTTTCAATTCACCTAATGTAAATAAAGATCTTGTACAGCAGGATATAAGTTTTGAAGATTTTCAATCTTGGTTAAGCCCATTTATTTTAAAAAAAATTAAGAATTGGATTTTTTGTGGAACACACGGTGATCCAATGACTTGCAAAGATTTACTTGATATTGTTGCTTATGTGTGTGAGTATAGCCCTGGATCGATTCAAATTAATACAAATGGAGGTATTAGAAATGAAAGATTTTATAAAACCTTAGGAGAAATCTTATATACCGCAAGCAAAAAAGACGGTGTAAATAGAGAAGTCGTTTTTTCTCTAGACGGACTAAGTGATACTAACCATATATACAGGAGAAACGTAAAGTGGGAAAAAGCCTTTTCTAATTTAAAATCTTTTGCTAAAACCGGTGCAAAAACAGCATGGGATTATCTAAGATTTTACTATAATAATCATCAGATAGACGAAGCTAAAGCATTAGCAAAAAGCTTAAATGTAGAATTTAGGCTTAAAAATCCATTTGGTGTTGAAGAATATGCTATGCCAGTTTACAACAAAGATTTTAAAAAAGTATATAACATCTTGCATTATACTGGCTTTCCTATTATTTCATATACACCATGTACTACTGAATATGTTGCACCATTACCAGAAAACACTTTAGAAGATGGTTATATAGATTGTAACTCTTTTAGAACATTACCACCGCCAATGCATGATCAAAAAATGGTTGAAATTTATATTGATCATACAGGCAGTATATATCCATGTTGTTTTGTAGGCGGTAGTGCAAACACATTACCATTTACATCTGTTATATCAGAAGTTAAAGAGATAAAAAAGAAAATAGGAAACAATAATAACTTACACTATTATAGTTTAGAAAGTATACTAAACAATAATAAAGTTTTAGATATTTTCCACAAAAGCTGGAAGAAAAAGACAATAAAAAAATGTTGGTTAGAATGTGGAATAAAACAAAATAAACAAAGATCAGTTGATGATTTATTTGTAGAAAGAACTAAAGAAAATGCTATGGAATAAAATTAAAGAATTTTGGATAAGAAGTTATACTAGCGATAGGACTGCATTCTATTTTGAAACAATTGCTAGTATTTGTGTTTTTACAAGCATGACGTGGATATCTTTAACTGCACAACATCCTCCTATGCATTTAATTTATCCTGTAAGTTTCACTGGTGCAGTTTTTAGTATTGTTGCATTTATAAGGAGAGGAGTAGGTTGGCCTTTGGTAATGACTATTTATTTTGCATTTTTGCATATTTTTGGTTTTGGCAGAGCAATGGGATGGTATTGATAAATAAACTTTTACGCATTAAGCATGTAGACGGTACGTTAGCCAAAAAATAACGAGAAAGAATAAATGAGTTACGTTGACGCTATATTTGATAGAAATGAAGACCTTATTCGTGTCGTAGAAAGACATGAAGGTAAGAGGAAATTTGTAGAACATCCAGTAAAATATATTTTTTATTACAAAGATCCTAAGGGAAAACATTTAAGTATTTACGGAGATCCCCTCTCAAAAATTATCTGTAAAAACACAAAAGATTTTCGTAAAGAAATAGCAATTAATAGAGACAAAACTTTATTTGAAAGTGATGTAAATCCTATTTTCCAATGTCTAAGTGAAAATTATTTAAATCAAGATGCACCAAAATTAAATATTGCATTTTTTGACATTGAAACAGACTTTGATCCTGATAGAGGATTTGCTGATCCTGCAGATCCTTTCATGCCAATTACTGCAATTACTGTAAATCTACAATGGTTAGATGTTCTTATTACATTAGCCCTTCCTCCTAAAACACTTTCATTAGATCAAGCAAAGCATGAAGTAGCACAATGGGGTGAGGAAGTTTTATTGTTCACCGACGAAGGAGACATGCTTGAAACGTTCCTAGATCTTATAGAAGATGCCGATGTCTTAAGCGGTTGGAATTCAGAAGGTTATGATATTCCCTACACTGTAAATCGTGTAAGTAGGATTTTAAGTAAAGATGATACTAGACGCTTTTGCTTGTGGAAGCAATTGCCTAAGAAAAGAGAATATGAAAAGTTTGGCAAAAAAGCCGAAACGTTTGATCTTGTTGGCCGTGTACATTTAGACAGTCTTGAACTATATAGGAAGTACACATACGAAGAACGACATAGCTATAGACTAGATGCAATTGGCGAAATGGAAGTAGGTGAGCGTAAAACTGTTTACGAAGGTACACTTGACCAGTTATACAATAACGATTTTAAAACATTTATTGAATACAACAGACAAGACGTTGCACTGCTAGATAAATTAGACAAAAAACTAAAATTTATTGATCTAAGCAACGAACTTGCCCATGCAAATACTGTATTGCTACAAACCACAATGGGTGCTGTAGCAGTTACAGAACAAGCGATTATTAACGAAGCACACGAAAGAGGCATGCGTGTACCTAATCGCCCTAAGAGAGATGACGAAAATACAGCGGCTGCAGGTGCTTATGTTGCATTTCCAAAAAAAGGTGTACACAAATGGATAGGTAGTATGGATTTAAACAGTCTATATCCAAGTGTTATTCGTGCATTAAACATGGCACCTGAAACAATCATTGGACAATTACGTCCTGAAATGACAGACAGCATTATTCATGAAGCAATTACGCTAGAAAAAAAATCATTTGCAGGTGCTTGGGAAGGCCGCTTTGGTACAGAAGAATATCAAGCAGTGATCGATCAACGTAAAGATGTTGTACTAACTTTAGATTTCGAGGATGGAAGATCTGAAACACTAAGTGGAGCCGAAGTTTACAAGCTGGTATTTGATAGCGGAATGCCTTGGATGTTAAGTGCGAATGGTACAATATTCACAACTGAATTTGAAGGAGTAATTCCAGGAATATTAAAACGTTGGTATGCAGAGCGTAAAGAACTACAAGCAATGAAAAAGAAAGCTATCGAAGCAGGTAATCCGCTAGAAATTGCTTTTTGGGACAAACGGCAACTTGTAAAGAAAATTAATCTAAATTCATTATACGGTGCAATTTTAAATCCAGGATGTAGATTTTTTGATAAGCGTATAGGACAATCAACTACGCTAACTGGCAGGCAAATTGTAAAGCATATGAGCGCAGAAGTTAATAAAGTTATAACTGGTGATTACAATCACGTTGGCAAGGCCGTAATATATGGCGATACAGATTCAGTTTACTTTAGTGCATATCCTGTATTAAAAACAGAAATAGACAATGGAAGCATTCCTTGGTCAAAAGAAGCAGTGATTACACTATATGATCAAGTAGCAGAAGAAGCTAATACTACCTTTAAAGACTTTATGTTAAATGCATTCCATTGTCCAGCTAGCAGATCTGCAGTAATTGCAGCAGGTAGAGAAATTGTTGCAGAATCGGGATTATATATTACGAAAAAAAGATATGCTGCTTTAGTATATGACTTAGAAGGTGAACGTAAAGATATAGACGGTAAGCCAGGTAAAGTAAAAGCAATGGGCTTAGATCTTCGAAGATCTGACACTCCGGTTTTTATGCAGGAATTTTTGATGGAAATATTAATGATGGTTTTAAAAGAAACACCAGAAGAAGAAATTATTCAAAGAATTACTGACTTTAGAAAAGAATTTAAAGATAGACCAGGTTGGGAAAAAGGATCTCCTAAACGTGCTAATAAGATAGGACACTATCAAAGACTAGAAGAATCTAAAGGGAAAGCTAATCTTCCAGGTCACGTAAGAGCAAGTTTAAATTGGAATTCTTTAAAACATATTAATAACGATAGATATAGTATGGATATTGTTGACGGAATGAAAGTTATAGTTTGTAAATTAAAGCCTAATCCAATAGGTTATACAAGTGTTGCATATCCTGTAGATGAACTTAGATTACCTGATTGGTTTAAAGAACTTCCATTTGATAGTGACGCAATGGAAGAAGCAATTATTGATAAAAAATTAGATAATCTAATCGGTGTTTTAAATTATAATCTAGATGAAACAAAACAAGAAAATACTTTCAACAGCTTTTTTGAGTGGGATTAAATAATGACTAAAGAAGAAACTCCAGAAAAATTAAAAGAAATAGCCTCTAACTGGGAAGAGTCCTATAATGGGCATGCAGTTGAACTTAAAAAGAAAAGATTATTAGATAGTATTAACTCTCCAGAATTTATAGCAGCACAAAAAGCCTACAAAGAAGCCACTGAACAATACGAAGCTGACAATAACGAATGGTGGGACAAGCTTTCTGAAGAAGAAAGAGAAAAAGCTTTTTATGCTGTATGTAAACGTATACACAAAGGTGACTATGAGAAAAACGGAAGCTATAGATACGTCCTATATCAAGTATTTGGATTTGATATGAGCATGTATGGTGTTGGCATGGATTGTGGTTATATGGATTTACATAATGCAATATTCGGTGGTATTGAACTTAACAAAATGTCTCAAGCTAAAGAAATTACTATTAAACAAGACGGAATAGAACACAAAGCGATCTTAGAAGAACATCAAAACATATCTATAAAATTAAAAGACGACGACAACAAGATTGAAATAATTATAAACAACTTGCCTAAAACATTTGACGATGCTGCATAACCAGTCATTTAAATTTAGTTAAATACTATGTATATAATGACCTGGAGCTAAAATGAGAGCAACACTACAAGAAATATTAGAATATACTTATAACAATACATTATTTCATTTTTTAAAACTATATCATATTAAAAGTGAGGTTGTTGAAATAATACCTGATTTAACAGGTACAATTACAAGAGTAGATGTTGAAAATAATCAACTTGTAACAACAACTAATAATGTGCCGTGGTTAGAATCTAAAATGAAAGTTAGATTTGAAGGTATATCTACAGAAATAAATCCTGCAAAATATTATTATGTTAAAAATATTGTAGGAGATACAACCTGCGTAAAATTCAGTATAGGCGAAACCGAACTTCCTGGAGAAGTATTACCTTTAACTACACCTACAGGAAGCTTTAATATAAAATTTGATCGTAGTTATCTGATAATAAAAGATACAAGTTGGTTAGATATAGGTATGCGTCTAGTCTTTGAAGAATTTCCTATCTATGGAAATAAAGTATCTTTAGCAGGGTTACAACTATTAACAAAATATTTTGTATATGAAATACTAGAAGACAACAAAATTCGAATTAGCTCATCCCAACACTTACCTAATACCGTAAAAGATTCTCACTATAATTTTTTGCATTTTTCTAATGCAATAACAACAAGCTTCGAAATAATCCAAGATCAAACTTTTATAGAAGGTGTCACTGAAGATAAAGTAGTATATCTAGATGCTAGAACAGATGAAAAAATATCTGATTTTAATGCTGAGTTTGGCATGGTTGATCTTTACAAACTATTCAATTATTTAGAAAATTTACAAGAATATCCAACTGACAATAATATCATTGTTACCAATGTAGACGAAAACAATGAATTTGTTAGTACAAAATTAAATTTTGACAATCCTACATTTAAAGATGAATGGCAGTTAATAGATAGAACCGTCGTCCCGTCACAACATGAAATGATCGACTTTAAAAATAGTCTTTGGAACTTTAGCCTTAATCTTACTGAATTACAAAAATCTAGATTTAATCTAATGGCGCTTGCGTATGTAGATTACGTAACATTTGATTTATACACTAATAATAAAAATACAAATATTATCTCTGGCATTGACAATAATAGTAGATTGTTAAGTGATACATTAATAGTATCTCCTGGTACAAAATTAATTTTTAGCAATCCTAGCGATTCATCAAATGCATTGTCAGGTGTTGGATTATTACCAAATACCATTTATTATGTTCTTACATCATTCAGCAACGGATCTTTCACTATCTCAGATACTTTGAACGGCAATCAATTATTACTTCCTTATTCAAATTTTGATTTTTTAGCAAGGATCGTAACCGCATCAAATGTATTTGCTGAACATGATTTAGAATTTTATTTTGGTGAAGATAATCCTAATTTTGGTAAGATAACCTGGGAACAAAACATAAAAGGAACATATATTCCTAGAATTATTGATGAATTCAAAACTATAACAAGAACATTTGCTGAATACACTAATACTATATATAGGCAAGTGCCTTATAGAAACTATTTTATAGGACCATTCCTTGATGAGGAAAATGACATTATTACTATAGAAGATACTTCTATTTTAAAAGTAAACAATCCTATACGGTTCAGTAGTCCTCCAGATAGTGCAGATGCTGTAGTAGCTGCTGGATTAGATCCAACTTCTACATACTATGTGAAAGAAATATTAGATTGCGAAAGGTTCACTTTCTCTGACTCAGTAGGGGGACCTGCTCATATATTACCGTTTACAAATTTTGAACTATTTTTGACCGTTGACCTAAATATCTATCAAATTTTTGATTTTAATTCTTCATATGCACAAACTGATGGAAAAGAATTATGGAAATACTTAGAACCTAACATGCCTGTTAAATTTAGGAATCCCCCTGATTCTACTGATGCATTATTACAAGCAGAACTAGATCCTTTACAAACGTATTATGTAAAAGAAATAACAAAGTTTTATGATGGAGAAGAATCATTTTTAGTCACTGGTATAGATAGTGACGGAATTTTATCGTTAGATGTGCCTGCTGACAAAGAATTTATAGATGTTTTATATCCAGGACTTGAAGTTTACTTTTCAAATTTACCAGACTCTACTGGCGCATTAGTAGAAGCCGAACTAGAAGATCCTGTTACACCTGATCCTTTTAAAAAATATTATATAAAAGACGTATATAAAGACGGATTTTTTACACTGTCAGCAGAACCAGACGGTGAACAGTTGCTATTACCATACAGCAATTTTGAATTTGAAATGAAAATGGATTTTGTAAGATTAGAATTCACTATAAGCGAAACTATAGGTGGTCCTGTTAAACCTGTGCCATATAGCAATTTTGAATTTTTCATCTACCATGAAGCAAATGAATTAGAAGTTGACGATACAGGTTGGTTCAGATTGAATATGCCAATACAATTTGAATCTTATAATGATCCTACCGCAGTTACTGCGGCAACGTTATCTACTAATCAACAGTATTTTATTAAAAATATATTAAATAACCGAAGATTACAAATTACAGATACTTTAGACGGCGAGGTACTAAAGTTCTATGACACACCTAATGAATTTTTTATACGACACGACACAGGAAATGGATTTGTATTCAGCAGTTATTCTGCACAAAACTTATCAAGCATAGGCAAACCGCCTGTCATATATACACGGCAAAATTTATATCATCCAGATTTAGATCCTATTCCAAATGAACTTCCCTATGAACATATTTTTAATGACGTAAACTTACCTTTCCCACAGGATTCAACTTTATGGGCTCCATACTATTATGAAGAAAATGATTACATTTATGGAAGAAATGCATGGTCACCTGGATTTACACCAGACTACATAATTACTGTGACTGTTGACCAGGAAAACTTTGTCATGACAGGTGAAGATAAAAATGGTACTTTTAACTTAGAAATAATGCCATCTTTAACATTTGATGTAGGAGATAAAGTCCAATTTATTGTAGATTCGCCTGTTGTTCATCCTTTTTGGATAAAAACTAAACTAGAAAAGAAGACAAGATACCCGGCACCAGGATCATACGGAAATGGTACTGCCACTGTAAATTGGACTGTAGAAGAAAATAACACATATTATTACTATTGCCCACGTCATACACACATGGCTGGCAATATTTCAGTACCGCCAGCATTGCCTCCAGTAACTCCGCAATATTCTGATCAGAATGTAGTAAGAGGTTTTGATCTAAGGCGACCAGTATCGCTTACAGAATTAGATAAAAAATATGTGTACGCTTTCGAAATACGCCAAGATTTAATTAACAGCATAAAAAACAATCCGATCTTGACAGGAGCAGAAAATCAAGTTAAAATATTTATAAATGAACGAGATTCGTACCTGATGCCTGTTAGCTACTTAGATAAACGTTGGACGTACAACGTGCCTCAAATTTTAGCCATTCAATTGTTAGACGGTAACAAGGTTATGCGAATTTCCGACGAAGGCCGTTTAATGATAACTGTAAAGAGCCCAAATGGTATATACAATTATATACTACAAGGAACAGAAAAAACTTAAAACTATAAAGGATAAATGCAAGATATTTTACAAGACATCGTATCACACACACATGGATTAGGATTTTTAAATACACTAAAAATTTCAACAGACTCTACTTCAACATCTATTAACAGCATTACAGAAAATAGAGGTGTAATTTTATTTGGCACCACTCATGATCGAATTAATGAATTCGATGGAATATTTGGTATGGGGAATTTAGATAAATTAAACTTGTTACTAAAAAGTCCTGAATATAAAGAAGATGCTAAAATTGAAGTAGTACGCAAATCAAAAAATGACGAAGAATATCCAGCTGGATTATACTTTGAAAATGTCATTGGAGATTTTAAAAATGAGTACAAGTTTATTAACAAAGATATTATTGAAAAGAATTTAAAAAGTGTAAGATTTAAAGGTGCTCAGTGGGGTGTTGAATTTGAACCACCTGTAGCAAGTATCACAAGAATGAAACTAATGAGTGCTGTTCACTCTGAAAATTTACATTTTAACGTAAAATCAGATAATGGTAATCTTATATTTTCATTTGGCGATAGCGTGACGCACGAAGGTGAATTTGTATTCAAACACAAAGCTGGTGGCAATTTAACTACTCAAAAAAGCTATCCTGTGCAAGAAGTTCAAAGCATTTTAAGTTTATCAGGAAATTCTACTATAAGTATTTCAGATACAGGTGTGATGAAAATTTCAGTAGATAGCGGATTAGCTACTTATGATTACATCATTCCTTGTCAAACAAAATAATGAACACAAATTTAACAAACACACAAAAAGATTATGCAGTATTCTTGCCTGCACTTAGCGGATTCTATGCTACATTTGTGGGCAAACAAAGATTTGAAGACTATGTTGATAAAACAAGGATTCCTAAACATTTAAACAACGGTGTCGAAAGTTTAAACTACATTAATAAACAAGAAGGCAAGTTTTATTATAAGTGGACACTGTATTCTGCAGGTCATGCAAACTTGGATATAACGAAAGATGACCCAAACGAAGATATGATAAGGAATCGAAACCGAGAAGATACTTGGGTACTTGGTGACAGTGGTGGGTTCCAAATAGGTAAAGGTGTTTGGGAAGGCGACTGGAAAGATCCTAGTTGTCCTAAAGCTAGTAAGAAACGAAATGACGTTTTGCGCTGGATGGACAAATACATGGATTATGGAATGATACTAGACATTCCTGCCTGGGTAGCTAGAAGTGACGAAGGAAAAAAAGCTACAGGAGTTACCACTTACCAACAAGCAGTCGATGCAACAAGAATTAATAACAATTATTTTTTAAAAAATAGATCAAGTGCTTGTAAATTTTTAAATGTGTTACAAGGTGAAAACCATACAGAAGCAGAGGATTGGTATCAACAAATGAAAGACTATTGTGATCCAAAAAAATATCCTTCTAATCACTTTAATGGTTGGAGTATGGGCGGACAAAATATGTGTGATATACACTTAGCACTTAAAAGACTTATAGCATTAAGATATGATGGTTTGCTAGAAAAAGGTACACATGATGTAATGCATTTCTTAGGTACAAGTAAACTTGAGTGGGCTGCGTTACTAACAGATGTACAAAGAGCAATTAGAAAACATCATAATGAAAATTTCACAATAACATTTGATTGTGCAAGTCCGTTTTTAGCAACTGCTAATGGTCAAATTTATTGTGAACTAGAAACTGATGATAGATCAAAATGGGTTTATAGAATGGTTCCTAGCATAGACAGTTTGCATTTAGCAACTGATACTACTCCATTCGGAAAAGCATTTGTTAGAGAAGGTAATCATACATCATTTATGGATAGTCCTATTTCTGATAAATTACTTACAAATGACATTTGTGTGTATAACATAGGTGATAAAAATAAAGTTGGTGCTATCAAAGTACTTGCTGGAGATCCAGAATTAAACAAAGATGGATCTATAAAATTAGATAAAGACGGCAATCCTATTATTAGAGATAAAGATTCAACTAGCTGGGATAGTTTTAGCTATGCATTGATGATGGGTCATAATGTTTGGATGCATATAAACGCAGTACAAGAAGCAAATCGGAAATATGATGCAGGAATTTTTCCTTCTATGTTACTGCATGAAAAATTTGAGAAGATTGCTTTTCGTGAAGTAGTTGAAGAAATATTCTCAACTGATGATAAAGAAAAAGCAAATAAAATTTGTGACGATTACAGACCATTTTTAGACACTATTATCGGCACAAGAGGCGCTGTAGGTAAAAAGATGACTAATCCAATCACAAAATATAACGAACATATTGAAGAGGTATGATGGACAGAAACTATAGTAACGAAAAGTTAAATAGAGATAATGTTAGATTCTTTTATGGTAGAGAAGTAGAAAAAACTCCTGCTTATTTAATGAATACATTATTTGTTGTAGGAATACAACCTATATTAGACATTACTAATGCTGCAGGAAAACTTAAAGCAGAACACATTTTCTTTGGTGCTAATCATTCGTTTAATCCACAAACACCAGAAGATTGGGATCAATGGGAACAGATGGTAGAACACTTTCTAAAAGAAGGACATCTGTGCAGTTTAGATATTCCTTTTAATGCAATAGAACAATTTAACGAGGGTGGACTATGTGAGTTTAATAACTTTATTCCGCAACTTAGAATACCTGTACCATATGTTAAATTATGGAATTACAATACAATGATTAAAATAGATGACACTTCTTTTAATGTTTCTAATCCCGGAGTATGGTGTCATAGATTACATGACTTAATGGCGAGTGATAAATTTACAAAATGGAAAGATTACACTCAAGACACAATTTTAAAATAAATAAAGGTATTATGAGTAAACGAAGTATTTGGGTAACTTTTAAAAAAGAAGGAATTCATCAGTATCCTGCAGCATTAACAGATCCTAATCTAGCAACAGGTGATGAATATGATGTAAGTTTTTTAGGTCATCCACATAGACACATTTTTCATTTTAAAGTTCAAATTGAAGTATTCCATGATGATCGAGAAATTGAATTTATACAATTTAAGCGTTGGTGTGAAAATCTGTATAACACAGGAACAGTACAGTTAGACTATAAAAGTTGTGAAATGATTGCGGACGAATTGTATGAACAAATTCATACAAAATACCCAGGTCGATTTGTTGTAATTGATGTTGCAGAAGACGGCGAAAATGGCTGTCAAATAATTTATAACGACTATGAAGAGAAATAAAAATGGCAATTAAAGATCCACTTATTCGAAAAATTTTTGATGATTTAGATGCATTTCGCGATTATTGTAGATTTGAAGGGAAACCCTTCCATGAATCTAGTTTATATAAAAAAGGCGACCGAGTATGGGAAAGTTACTTAATTTGGCAGAAGTATAACAGTAAAAATAAAGGGTAAGATGACTATCTATATAGTTGACTTAGAAGCTGTTGAAACTAGATATACTAAACAATGGAAAGACTGGCTTCCTAAACAAATTGAAAAAGCTACCGGCGCATCTGTTATAACAATTAGCGGAGGTGAAATTCCTCAAGATACTACTCCTGGAGCTTTTTTAAATTTTGGTGGTACTAATGTCTACAAAAGTAAACAACAAGAAATAATTGCAGAAATGTTTTGTAATAATGAAATACAAGACGGGGATTATTTCTTGTATACTGATGCATGGAATCCTACTGTTATTCAATTAAAATATATGGCTGAACTTTTAGGCTATAAAATCAAAATTGGCGGTATGTGGCATGCTGGATCATATGATCACCATGATTTCTTAGGTAGACTAATTGGTGATTCTCCGTGGGTCAGACATGCAGAAATGAGCATGTATGAATGCTACGATGACAATTTTTTTGCAACAGAATTTCATATTGATTTATTTACTGAAACATTTTGGAAAGACACAGCTGAAATAGATGAACAAAAATTACATAAAATCAAACGTGTCGGTTGGCCAATGGAATATTTACATGACAGTATGTTTGGTAATAGAGGCCGACAGAAAGAAAATATTATAGTTTTTCCGCACAGAATTGCTCCAGAAAAACAACATGATATTTTCTTAGACCTAAAAGAATCTTTACCACAATATGAATTTGTAACTTGCCAAGATAAAAAATTAACTAAAAAAGAGTATCATGAATTATTAGGACGAGCTAAAATTGTTTTTAGTGCAAACTTACAAGAAACTTTAGGAATCAGTTGGTATGAAGGATTACTTGTAGATTGTATTCCTATGGTTCCAGATAGATTGAGTTACAAAGAAATGGCGCAAGATGATTTTAAATATCCTAGTGCGTGGACTGCTAGTTTTGATACCTATAAAGAATATAAAATTAGTTTAATGGAGAGAATATTACATTTCATGGAAAACTATAGTAAGTATAAAGGACAAATAATTGAACAAAAAGAATTTTTAGAAAATAAATTCTTTTCTGGTACACGTCTTTATAATGCATTAAAATGAATAAAGTAAATCCAGAATACAATTATAACAAACCTGTGACAATAACTATACCGTTAGACGATCAAGAATCACAAGTTTTAACCTATGATACAATGGCAGATAATACTTCCTTAGTCAACCCAGATAGCTTTACTTATAGCACTACTATCTGGGATAACACTGTTACATTTAATGAACTTATTAATACAGGTGAAGTTGAAAAAATGGCTAAAGAATATCCTGCATTAGATAAGGCTTATCGAAATTTCCGACAAATATACGACTTAGTAAAAGCTGATTACAAATCTAAAAATAAAAAGGCATAATGAAAAAGAAATATTATTCGTGGAATGATATTGAAACAATGTGCATACAAATTGTAAATCAACTGTATGCAGATAATTGGCGGCCTGATTATATAGTAGGTCTTACCCGTGGAGGTAATGTACCTGCTACAATAATCAGCAATATGACAAACATTCCTGCTGACACACTACAAGTAAACTTCCGAGATAATGGATTATACACAGAAAGCAATTGCTGGATGGCAGAAGATGCATATGGATATGGTGTTATACCTACCGAAGGTTATTTTGACAGCGTAACAGGTAGCATTGCAGAAAAACGTAAAAAAATCTTAATCGTAGACGATATTAACGACTCGGGAAAAACGTTTGACTGGATTGTTACAGATTGGCAAAGTAGTTGTGTTCCGGGTGATGTTGCTTGGAAAGAGATCTGGGGTAATAGTGTAAGATTTGCTGTGCTTACTGAAAACTTGTCTAGCAACTTTGAACTTGTAAACTACTATGCAGACACTGTAAACAAAGCAGAAGAGGATGTATGGTTAGTTTATCCTTGGGAAGATGTGGGGAAATATGGTAGATGAACTTATGGTACAGCAGCAGGTTGCTAACAAATGGCAACACATGGTAGGTGTTATCTGCTTAAATCTTACTAATCGCAAGCAGGTAAAACGTGTACTACCTGAATTTTTTTCTCAGTGGAGTACTCCGGAACAATTTTTACAAGCAGACTTTGATACAGTAAAAGAACTTGTAAGTCCACTAGGTATGGGAGAAGTTCGTACAAAACGTTTATTCCGTATGTCGCAAGACTTCCTAACATGGGATCAAAACAACGCTAAAGACCTACACGGTATTGGTAAGTACGGAAGCGACAGTTACGAAATTTTTTATAAAAATAATATTCCAGCCAATGTACAAGATAAAGAACTATTAAGATACATTAGAGAAGATGTTAACACTACACATTCCTATTGAAGATTTAGTACCAGAAATTTCCCAAGACCCATTAAACATTTTAAAATTACGCAATGTAGGTATAGACTATGCTACTAGCACTATTGATGCAGTACTAGGCAAATATTATATAACTATTTTTTATTTTTCAGATTACGACATAAAATTGAGTAATAGATGGGTTGATTATAAGATTAATTGGGGAGAAGCAGGTATTACAATCCAATTTATCAGCACAAAAGATGTAAGCAACAGAATAACACACTCAGAACAAATAGAAAACTAAGGAAAATATGACATGTACTATAGTTGTAGGTACACAATGGGGTGATGAAGGTAAGGGTAAAATTGTTGATTTACTTACTGCAGATTCTGATGCAGTTGTAAGATACCAAGGAGGAAATAATGCAGGGCATACTGTTATGTATGAAGATAAAAAAGTCGTCCTGCATCTTATTCCTAGCGGTATACTACAAGGAAAACAAGCAATATTAGGTAATGGTGTTGTTATTGACCCTAATTCATTATTATACGAAATTAAAGAATTAGAAACTGCAGGGTACGATCTTTCAAACCTTAGGATCAGCAAGCAAGCTCATCTTGTATTACCTTATCATACATTCTTTGATAACCTTCGAGAAGCTAAAAAAGGCGCAAGTAAAATCGGCACTACTGGCAGAGGAATTGGTCCTGCGTATGAAGATAAAGTTGCTAGACTAGGATTACGCATTTGTGATATTAGGAAAACTAATTTCGAAGAAATTATCACAAATTTATTACAACAAAAAGAAAACGAACTGCAAAATTTCCAACGTGATGATATAGGTTATGTTGTAAACTTTGGTAATATTGTAAATAACCTGCAAGAGTTTTATAAGTCTATAGAAAAATATTTGATAGATAGTTCAGCTCACATCAATCAATTAATTAGCGACAAAAAGAAAATTATATTCGAAGGAGCACAAGGAACATTCTTAGACGTCGATCACGGTACTTACCCTTATGTTACCAGCAGCAATACAATCGCCGGTGCTGCATGTACAGGCAGTGGAATTGGTCCAACTAAAATAAAACGGGTGATAGGTATAACAAAAGCATATACTACTAGGGTAGGTGCCGGACCATTTCCAACTGAATTGCATGGCGAAGAAGGTGAAAACTTTAGGAAACTTGGAGATGAGTTTGGTGCAACAACCGGCAGACCTCGACGTTGTGGTTGGTTTGATGCTGTGCTTGTTCGTCGTGCAGTAGAATTAAATGGTATAACAGATATTGCACTAACAAAGTTAGATGTGCTAGATACAATGGAAAAGATTTGGATTTGTACGCACTATGCAAAAAACGGTATATCGGTAGACGAATTTCCAATGTTTGATTTAGCTGAGATTGAGCCTAAATGGTTTGTTATGCCTGGCTGGCAAGAACCTACTAGAGGTATAAAAACTTATATGGATTTACCAAAAAATTTAAAAGCATATATTGAACAGATAGAATGGTACACAAAAACTCGTGTAAGTATCATTTCAACCGGACCTAAACGAGAAGAAACAATTATACTATGAAAAAAATATTATTACTAGGTAGCGGAGAGCTAGGTAAAGAACTAGCGATTAGTTTAAAACGGCTAGGACATTATGTAATCGCCTGTGATAGCTACAGCAAAGCACCCGCTATGCAGGTTGCAGATCAAAGTTGCGTGTTTGACATGTTAGATGCAAAAATCCTTAAAGATATTATCTATACACATAAGCCTGATTACATAGTTCCCGAAGTAGAAGCAATCAGGACAGAAGTATTATTACAAGCAGAACAAGATGGATTTACTGTTGTACCTAGTGCAAGAGCTGTAGACTTAACTATGAACAGAGATCGTATACGTGACAGGGCAGCAGAACTTGGATTAAGAACAGCTAAATTTCAATATGCAGAAAGCTTAGAAGAACTTAAAGATGTGGCAAATGAAATTGGCTATCCCGTTGTAGTAAAGCCTGTAATGAGTTCTAGCGGGAAAGGACAAACAATATGTGAAAATCCTCTAGCTTGTGTTATGAGCTGGGAAGGTGCAGTTAAAGGTATGCGAGGAGATCGCAAACGTGTTATCGTAGAAGAATTTATTAAATTTGACTATGAAATTACACTTTTAACTGTTAGAGATAAGAAAGGTTATACAGAATTTTGTGAGCCGATAGGACATGTACAAGAACGTGGAGATTATCAATATAGCTGGCAGCCTCAGTTTATGAATGATAAATTATTAGATGAAGCACAAAAAATGGCTAAGACAATTACCGATGATCTAGGCGGTCAAGGCATTTTTGGTGTAGAATTTTTTATACGTGGCGACGAAATTATTTTTAGTGAACTTAGTCCCCGCCCTCATGATACTGGAATGGTCACATTACTTACACAAAACTTATCAGAATTTGATTTACATGCTAGAGCATTTTTAGGTTATACATGGCCTACAATTGAAGTATATCATTCTGGAGCTAGTCATGTTGTGCTAGCTAATAAAAATAGCACTGACTTTGACATTGAAGGCGTAGACCGTGCTTTAGAAATTGCTAGAGATGTTAGGATATTTGGTAAGCCTAGCACACGAAAGCATCGCAGGATGGGAGTAGTGCTTGCAGACACAATAGGTGTAGCAAAAACTGCTGCCGAACATATTAAAATTATAGAAAAATAAAATGTTTAGAATTTTTAAAAAAAACGATTGAAAAAATTTGAAAAAAATACATAATAAAATTAAAAAAATATTTTCAGAAAAGAGCTGTGGGATAGACAATGGCTATATTGTTCATCCACAAGGAAAAATAAAAATTCCTAATGGTAAGTGTTTAGAGTTAGGCTGTGGTAATTTTAATTTTGAATTAGAATATCAAACCGAAATAATTGGAATTGATAGAGAAAAATTTTCTAATAGTAAAAATTTTATTCATGGGGATTTACGCAACATAAATGTCTGGAATCAATTAGATAACAATTGTTTTGATTTAATTGTATCAATAGCATGCTTACATTGGATAAAAGAAATTGATTTTATATTTAATCAGTGTAATAAAAAACTCAAACCAAAAGGCAAAATATTTCATTGTTTATGGCATGAAAATAATTTTGAATATCCGCTATTTGAATTACTAGCAGATTTTTGTCCAAGAACAAAAATTCCAGAAATGTGTAAAACCAATATCGAACACTTTAAAGCTAAAGCACTTGCTGCTAACTTTGAAATTATAGATACTTTTTCATTCAAGACAAAATTTTATATTAATGAAATAACTAAGATTGAAGAAATTAATGCAGAATATAGACCAAAAGCTGAATTCATAGTTTTAATTGCAGAAAAAAAAATTGATGCAACTTAACATAGCTTTTTAATTTAGAGAAATAAATGTTTAGATTTTTTTACGATAGTCGTTGGAGACTATGGAGTACACTAGGTACTCTAACGATAGTTGCTGCTATATGGTATAGTGTGCAACTAGATGTCCAGATTAACGAATGGTTTGGTAAATTTTACGATGCTCTGCAACGTGCATTATCACAACCTGGATCTGTTAGCAGTGAAGAATATTATGGATACATGTTTGAGTTTTTCAGCATTGCAGGTATCTATATTATTGTTAATGTAATATTTAACGGCTTCCTTGTTAATCACTGGACGTTCCGTTGGCGACAAAGTATGGCAGATTATTATCATGATAACTGGCAACGTGTCCGTCATATTGAAGGAGCAAGTCAACGTGTACA